CCCTTTTTTACCCTGTTTTTTCCAATGTTCGGAAGAAAAGGCGATAACTTCGGAAAGAATACGCATTTCTTCGGAAGAAATACCATTTTCCTCGGAAGAAATAATAATAACTTCGGAAGAAATGCCTATAAATGGGTAAGGAATGGCGATTTCTTACCAAGAAAAAAGCGATGCCGATAACATGACCGGCACCGCCTCGATTATGAACACAAAATGAAAAAGAATCACATAAAAAGCATAGCGGCTTACACTACGATTGTGATATTCCGGCCGCCTTCCTGTGCGAGCAATTTAAGTTCGCTTGCCGTGAGAATATCATTACGGCACTCCACCGTGAGCATTGTACCTTTACGGGCTGCTTCCCTTGCGAATGTACGCAGTTGATTAAACGAGTACACGTTTGCGCTGATACTGACATTCGCCCCTTGTTCAAGAATTGTGATGATGCTGTTGTAATCCATATTGTTTTATTTTAAGTTGTAATCTAAAGTAGACGGAAATAGACGGCTAAGCCTCACCGTTGTTTTCGGAAAGCTCAAGAAGTTTGTCCTCGATTGTCTTGCGTGTCTCGACGGTGGCATCAATAGTTGTTGATTGCATCTTCGGCACAACGTAACTGGTCAGTTTCTCAATTATCATTAAACGGTCTTTCGGGTCGAGGACGGCCAAGTCTTTAACGAACTGTTCTGAATTATAGTATTCGCTTGTTGTTTCGGCAAGAATATCACGTGCCGTCTTTGTCGTCCTGTTGGGCGTGCCCTTTGTTCTTCCTCCTGTTTTCTTTCCCCTCATACTTCATGCGTAAAAAGTTAAACTGCAAGTGCAAAGATAAGGTTTTAGTTTTGCCAAATAATGATAACTTTTAATAGATATGGGACTTATAGGAAGCGCACTGGGTGCCGCAGGCAGCATATTCGGCGGCATATCCGCATCTAAAGCGATGAAGAAAGCCAAGAAGAATGTGCAGGAACAGATGCAGAAGAATCAGGACTGGTATGACCGGCGCTATAACGAGGATGCCACACAGAGGGCAGACGCGCAGCGCATCCTGACCATGACGGAGGAAAGCATCAAGAACCGCAACAGGCAGGCGGCAGGTACGCAGGCCGTCATGGGCGGAACGGACGAAAGTACGGCAGCAGCCAAAGCCGCCAACAACCAAGCGTTGGCAGACGCAACGGCGCAGATTGCCGTGAACGGAGAGCAGCGCAAAGACCAGATAGAGCAACAGTATCTGCAACGTGATGCAGAGCTGAACGAACAGTTACAGCAGCTCGAATTGGGACGGGCGCAAGCCATATCAGGTGCGGTGCAGGGCGTAACACAGGCCGCATCATCAATACCATTCTAAAATCCATGCAATATGTCTACAACGCTTAACACGATATTGAATACCAAGCCTGCCACTACGCCGCCCGGCAGCGGTCAGCAGGCACAGACACCGCCACAGGCTCCTCCAGTCGAACAGGTGAACGATGATGCCGGTAAGGCGACACCGACGGTAACAGACGTTAAGAACACTCCCATACAGCCGACCGAGCCTAAGAGGATGAGCTATGAGGAAATGTTCAAGATGCTCAATCCCTACCAGCCGCCTACCAAAGAGGAACTGGAGAAAGAGCGCAAGAAGCAAAAGAGAGAGCAGATATTCGCAGCCATCGGCGACGGCATATCTGCCCTCTCCAACCTGTATTTCACCACGCAGTACGCACCGAATATGTATACAGGCGTAAATAATGCCTCAAAGCGGACACGTGAACGCTGGGACAAGCTGACGGCGGAGCGCAATGCGAACATGACGGCATACATCAACGGACTCATGCGTGCCCGGCAAGCCGATGATGCCTACAACGACAATGAGCGTGCATGGGCACGTCAGATAGGACTTGACAAGGTAAAAGCCGAGCGAGACAAGGCAGCGGATGAGCGTGCGGCGGCCAAAGAGCAGCGTGACCAAGAAATGCACGACCTCGACAAGCAGTTGCGTGCCAATCAGATAGACAAGGCTGCTTATGATGCCAAGAAAGCCGAGATAGAGGCCAAGTATGCCCCACAGCTCGAAGAAAGCAAGATTGGACGCAACAAGGCGGCAGCCGGAGCTTCCAATGCGTCTGCAAGCGCATCGAGGGCAAGGGCACGATATTACGACCGTGGCGGCGGTTCAGGAAACAAAGAGGATAAGCAGAAGGCTTACGATTACTGGATGTCCTTGTCGCCCGAGCAGAAGCAACAATACAGAGACTGGAACAACCGTGTTACGAAATACCAGTACAACAGCAAGACGAAGAAACGGGAGCCGGTCAATATGAAAGACGATGACGACTTCATACAAATGGTATGGAAGCAGCGTCAAGGCTATCTTAACAATCCTGAAAACAATACGATGCCGGGTGTAGGCGGTAACACGATGCCCGGAGTTGAATAATGAAAAACAATAGCTATGCCAAAAGATAACGAAAGCACCAAATGGCTGTATGAGCAGCTCAAGAGCAAAGGATATAATGTCGGCAAAGACCAAGCCGAGTTTGACAACCTGATGCGCAACAACAAGGCTTCGCGCGAGTGGGCGTACAAGACCGCCACGTCAGCCGGCCTGAACGTCGGCAAAGACCAGTCTGAATTTGACAACCTTGTCGCACCACGGCAGCAGGCTTCCGCACCAACGCCGGAACCGGCCAACGACACGCAAGAGGGTACGGAAGAAACAGCGTGGAAGCCTACCATGCAGGAAAAGCTGGCGATGAACGCACGCTTGAACGCAATAGGACGCTCGGCGCAGCGTACAATGGACGACTTCAACACACGCATTGACAATCTGAACGAGTACGGAAAGAAGTTAGGCGACGGCCATACGATGAACAGCGGCTACCGGCTCAACCCCGGCAGCAAGAGAATGGAGCGCACCTACCTGACACCGACAGGCGAGCGGACGTTCAACAAGGCTGCGGCGGATGCTGCCAGCCGTGAATACCGTGACGCTGTGGACATGACCGTAGGCGGACAGATACGACGTGCGCAAAACCGCCTTCAGGAACTTAAAGACAAGGCAGCGGCACGGCAGCAGGAGCTTCACGAGAAATGGGAGCAGGATTACAAGAACAATAAAGCCCCTCTTGCGGCTGTACTTGCAAGAGACACTTACGTTCCTTCTATTCAGAGCGACCACACTTTCAGAGCATTGCAGGCAGCCATACATCAGACGGAAGAACAGATAAAGACGCTCAACGAGCAGAAAGACCGTGAGAACGGTGTTGATGTAGGTTTTTGGCGAGGCTTCATGCGCACGGCTGGCGATTTGCGCTCGTGGGACTTCGGCATAAACGACATGCTGGACGCAATGACCATGCTTCACGCACAGGACAAAGACCGTCCGCAGACCGAGCAGGAGAAAGATGCCAATCAGGACATGATGCGTGCCATTCACGAATACCAGCAGACAGAGGCCATGTACGGCGGTAATGCCAGCTTTTGGAACAGAGCCGGCATGATGACCGGCTATATGCCCTCGTTCATGCTTGACTTCGCCCTGACCGGCGGAGGATATGAAGGTATCAACGTGGCTTCGAGAGTGGCAGGCAAGGCAGCTACAAAGGCACTCGGTAAGGAGGCTGTAAAGAACATGGCCGAACAGGGTTTCAAAACCTATATCAAGAACAACGGACTGAAAGGACTGGGACAGGAAGCAGCCAACTGGACCATAAAGGCACTCGGAACTACAACCGATGAATTGCTTATCCGCGCGCCGCTGATGACGAATACCGTACAGGCCGGAGACACAGCGGCTGACATTATCAACAGGAAGCTCGGTGATGTAACCGTAGACGAGAACGGAAACTATGATTTCACCAACGACAAGACTTGGGGCAGTGCCATTTGGCAGGGTGAGGCAAACTCAATCGTAGAGAACTACTCGGAAATGTTCGGCACGCACCTGCCCGAAGTGGCATCGCTGAAGAACTTAGGCAAACTGGCCAACGTAATAGGCGCAAAACGCCTCAGCGGTGTGCTGTCTCGTGCCAATGCCGGTGCGCTGGGAGGCATCACGGACACAACACGCAGGATATTCGGGCAAATGGGTGTCAGCGACTATCTGGGCGAGGTGTCAGAGGAATACTACGGCCAGTTGTGGCGCACCATGCTGAACCTTGATGACGCATACCAGCAGAACGCAGACGGCACACGTACCAATCTATTCGCCACAAAGCAGTTCCATGGCGATATATGGGGCGGCATGGCATTGTCTATGGGACTTATGGGAGCCGGAAAGACTACCATGAGCGCAGCCGGTTATCTCTCGATGAAGCATGATGTGAACAAGGCTGACGCTATGGCGAGCGAGCTGCTTACTCCTGACGTGTGGGAGCCGTTGCGCAGCGTAATCGACATGGCGACAAATGACAATGTGGGTGATGTGGCCGAGAGCATCGTGTCAGACAAGGAGCTTACCAATGAGGAGAAAGCAGCCGTCCTTAACTACATGGAACGCTCGCTGTATCTCCGTGGCGCGAACCTTGCGGAGCTTGTCAAGTCTCGTGGCGGCGAACAGGACGAGAATACCCAGCGTGCCAACGACAGCTACATAGACGGATACAACGCCGCAACCGACGAGGAAAAGCAGAACGCCAAGAATATGTACGACTTGCAGCGTCAGAAGGCTGAACAGATATTGTCTCCCGAAACGCTTGCGGAGATAGACAACGACCCGATGGGCGCATTGCAGCAGCTCGGAGACGACGAGGAAGCCAATCATGCCATTATTGACTACATCAATGCCAAACAGGTGTATGACGGCATGATACAGCGTGTAAGAGACGATATTGACAGCCGTATCGAGCAAAGTAACACGATGATTGACAGCCGTGTGAACCGTGCGACAGGGGCAATTCAAGGCGTGACGATGAAAGTGCAGGATGACGAGGGCAAAGACCGCCGGGCATACGTGCTGGAAGGAAACCTTGTCATGCTTGACGACGGCACAGGCATAGACCATGACAATTCTGATGAGAGTATCGTCATACGTGATGCGGCGACAGGAGCCATTGAAATGGTTTCTCCTGATGCCATATTGAGCATGGAACAGCCGGTAGACCCTGAACTGGAGAAGCAGACAGCGGCGGAAGCCATACGCCAGCAGTTCGCCGGCGAAGCAGCCAACCGCATAGACGGTGTGCTTCCGTTCAATCAGGGAGACACCTATACGCTGACGGACGGGAGCGGACAGCAATCACAAATTCAGATTGTGCTCAATCAAGACGGAATAGTGGATAACGGAGACGGCACGGTGAATGTCAGCTCGGACGGAGGCGTGACGGTCGTCCCGATGAGCAAGGATGACATTCAGCTCATGTCTGATGCCACGAATCGTACCCGTGTACTCCAGTCGGAACAACAGCGTGAGGCGGCACGATTAGAACAGGCGCAGCCTGAATACAGCCTGAACACCGAAGTAACCTTGCGTGATGAGGCCGGCAATGCCGTGCGTGGCAGCATTACAGCCGACATGAACGAGGATGGCCAGTATGAGGTATATACAGAAAGCCCCATTAACGGCAGGAAAGTAAACCTGTTTGCGGCAGACGAGCTTAATGCACTGAATTATGAGCAGCCCGAACAGGCTGACGGTAACAATGACGGGCAGAATATTCCTGAAAATGGCAACATTGGACAGGAGAATATTCCACAAGGGAATGTTGCCGGATATTCTGTCAATGAGGAAGCCGTCAATGGTATTACTTTGGATGACTTTATGAAAACGGACAGCTCATACGTTGAGAGTTATTATGCAGAGCATCCTGAACGTATGGCAACCGAAATACAGGGCAAGGCAGAGGCAACCGCTGATTATCTGAACGGAAATCTGTCAGCACATGATTATCTTGCCGCTCTTGGTTATGTGACAGGCGAAAAATCATGGCTTGATAATAGTGCGACAGAAGAAGAAATCGAGCAAACGGTAAGTGATAGAGTTGCAGCATATATGCCTTTCCTTAATCAGCCGGCAGCAGAAGAAGCCGTACAACCTGCCACTATCGAAACAGCAGCACAACCACAGGAGCAGCCTCAACAGTCAGCCATTGAACGCATCCCGAAAGATGATAAGGGCGAGCCTGTCTATGAACAGGCTGATGCCGATACGGCATGGGATGCCATTGTGGAACAGGCCGAAGGCGACGAGGCGACGGCAAAGGCGGTGGCTGACAGCATGGTGGCAGACAAGGAAGCCGAACTGAAGAAGATAGAGAAAGCGAAGCCGAAAGGCGGAACGACCGTTGCCGAGAAGATTTCGGCTGAACGTGAACGTAAGAACGCCGTAGAACAGGCAAAAGCCACCCTCGCCCATTGGCAGAGGATTGCACAGACCGCTGAACGTAGGCGGCAGGCAGCAATGGCAGAGCAGGCAAATGCGGCAGCGGAAGCCGCACGTTTACGGCGCGAGCAGGAAGAAAAGGAACGTGCCGAGCGTGAGGAAGCCGACCGCATACGGAGAGAAGCATTGAACGGTGTGCCCGACATCATCGACGACAAGCCGCAGGATGCCCGTGCAAGAGGCTACCGCAGGGTAAACGGTGAAAAGGTAGACCGCCAGCAGCCGTTACAGGCAAAGCAAGGTAAGGAAGTGCAGGTGAAGTTCGATGACAAGAACATCCCGGCAGGACGTGTGTCGCTTATAGAGGCGGAGCAGTTGCAGCCCAGCCATGTGAACGGACGGAGAAATCCGTTGCACTTTATTGATGAGGCACAGCCGAAAGAACGCAATGACGAGGCAAGCGTAATGTCTGCCCGGAACATTGCCGCTAACATACGTCCCGAAGAGATAACATCATCCGTAACAGCCTACACCGGCGCACCGACCGTAAACGCACGTGGTGAGGTGATACAGGGCAACAACCGCAGTGCGGCATTAAGGGAAATGTGGGCAGGCCAGCCCGAACAGGCTGCAAAGTACAAGCAATACCTTGCAGACCATGCGGCAGACTTCGGCCTTACTCCTGAAGATGTGGAAGCCATGCAGCACCCTGTACTGGTGAATATGCTTGACGTGGCAGATGATGACGCTATCACGCTTGGCCAGTTCGTGGCACAGGACACCGAAAGCGGCGGTGTGGAACGCATCAAGCCTAAGAATATCGTTCAGAAAATGGGAGGCAACATGCGCAGCTATGCCAACCTGTTGCTCAAATCCACGGATGATGAGATGTCGTTTGCCGAGCTTGTGGACCGTAACGGCATGGACGTCCTGAAATGGATGCAGCAGAAAGGCTACATCACCCCCACGCAGTATAAGAGTGCGTTCGACAGCAAAGGCAATCTGACGGCAGAGGCCAAAAATGACCTGAAAGGCATCATGTACCAAAGCATTTTCCAAAATGGAAATACCCACTTGGAAGAAATGTTCGGTGCTTTGCCGGCGAAGGCACAGAAGGCTATCCTCGCCACGGCATACCGTGATTATGACAGTCCCAATGCGGAGCGTATGAACATGGAGCTGCAAGACTCGATAAGCGCATATTACGCTTTGTCGCAGATGCCCGAATTTGCCAATGCCAAGAACTACAAGGAAGCCCGGATTGCAGCCGAGGCGTGGAAAAGACAGCTTGCACTGGACGATGTTACGGGCGAAAGTTATCTTCCTTCGGAAAGATATAGTAACTTTGCCATATTGCTTGCAACAATGTATAAGGGACAGACGCAGATGTTCATACAAAACACGTTCAAGAACATCTACGACCTTGTGCAGGGGACGCAGGAAGAAACACTGTTTGAAACGCCTGACAACACACCTCGCACGCTTGTCGCTGCTATCAACGAGGCTATAAACAGCGTACGTTCAGAACTTTTAATAAACGAACAATTTACATACGATAATGAACAACGGAGAAGCAATGTACTGGCTGGCAATAGTACAGCAGGCCAACAAGGGGGACAAGGAAGCCCTGGAAGTCTTGAGACAGGAGAACGAGTTGAGAACGGAGACGCAACAGCCGACCGTTCAGGAGGAACTGAAAGCGATAGCGGAGAGGAAGAACTGGCCTCACGGGTTGAGGTGAGTGATGACGACTGGCAAGAAGGTGACGCCGAAAAGCCGACCTACAAACGGAGCATCATTATCGACGGGAAGCATACCGCCACGCAAATAGACCAACCTGACGAGGGAGGGCATTATACAGGCTCCTATTTTGAGTTTGACAACAAGCGTTTCGGTGATATTGCTGAAATCATTGATTACATAGACAATGGCAATACGCTTTCCTCTAAGATTTCAGAGGAAGAAGCAAAGGTAAATGTCAATCCGACTGAAGCTCAAAAGGAAGCCGGTAACTATAAGAAAGGACACGTCCGCATCGGCCAGTTTGATGTGAGCATTGAGCAGCCGAAAGGCAGCGTGCGCAGCGGTGTGGATGCCAGCGGCAACAAATGGGAGACGACCATGCAGAACACCTACGGCTACATACGTGGCACGGAGGGCGTGGACGGCGACCATATAGACGTATTCCTCACGAATGACATCGACGGCTGGAACGGCCGGCGTGTCTACATCGTAGACCAGTACAACGAGGACGGCACATTTGACGAGCATAAAGTAATGCTCGGTTTCAATGATGAAGCCGACGCACAGGACGCTTATTTATCCAACTATGAAAAGGGCTGGGAGAATAAGCGCAAACTTGTCATGACTTCCGTGAACCTGCCCGACTTCGAGAAATGGATAAACAGCAGCCACCGAAAGACAAAACCTTTTGCTGAATATCAGTCTGTAAACGGAGAGCAGAAAACAATCAGTCCGGCAGACAGGGCGACTGAAATAACCAATAGAATGTCGGAACTGAAAAAACAGGCAGATGAGGCACACGGACGTAGCGATATTTTCGAGGAAGCCCGGTTGATAGCGGAGAGTAACGAGCTTTACGCAGAGCTTCGCAGATTGCAGCAATCGTCTAAAACAACAGATGCCATGTCAAAGCCGGCAAATGTTGAGCAAGCACAGAATGAGCTTGAGACAGAACAGCAGCCCGTTCAAACTGACGGCTATACCGTGGAACGTCGCTATCATAAAAAGAACGGCACATACATCAATGCCGTGAAGTTTACAGAGCAAATGCCGCGTGAACGTTTCTTAGAGTTGAAAAAGGGAGTTAAAGACTTTGGCGGCTACTATTCGTCCTTCGGTAAAGGCGGTTTCATCTTCGGCAATGAAGAAGATGCCCACAGGTTTGCCCATGCCGTTTTAGACAAAAGCGGTGAGGAGCTTGAAGATGCAAAGCCTTTATCGCTTGCAGATACACGTAAGGCAAGCGACACAGAACCTAAACAGGTAGACGTTATCGGCCTTATGGAAGAAATCAAGGAAAAAGGCGAAGCCAAATTGAGCGACCACGTAATCAGCCAGCCTCAAAAGCGGCAGGAAGATAAGAATTCTTCTGCAAGCGAAGAAGTTAAAACCGTCAATCCGAGCGGCAACCGCCTCGTAACAGACGAGCGATATGAAGAACTGAAGAAGCGCATGAAAGCAAAACTCGGACAGCTTAATGTCGGTATCGACCCGGAAATAATTGCGATTGGTGCAGAAATGGCTGTCTACCACATTGAGAAAGGCGCACGCAAGTTTGCCGACTACGCAAGAGCCATGATTGCCGACATGGGAGACGTTATCCGTCCTTACCTCAAATCATTCTACAATGCCGTTAGAGATATGCCCGAAGCAATCGACAACGGACTGGTAGACGACATGAGCGCATACGACGAGGTGCGTTCATTTGATGTCGCCAACTTTGACAAGCAGAATGTGGATGCTTTGGCTACCGCTGAATTGGTGGTACAAAAGCAGGAATTACAGGCGCAAGCCGATGACGCGAAAAGAGAACTGACAAACCAACGAAACGAACAAAGGAGAAACGAAGATGAACAGACAACAGCAGATACAGAAGCTATTGCAAGTCAAGCAGAGGCTATTGCAGACGAAGCAGAACGCAATATCGAAAATGCAACAGATGAGCAACAAATAAACGAAGCCGTTGAGACTATCGACAAGCAGATTGAGGAAGTAAACAAACAGCTTGCCCTGCTTGGATATTACGAGGCAGACCCCGTTGAAAAAGACTTCAACGAGGCATACGGCTATATGCGTAATGCGGAGAAGAAAGCCGCCAAGGATGCCAGCAGCCTTGCAAAGCGTTTGGCAAAAGACCTCGGCATTGAAAACGAGCCTATTTCTGACAACAAAGGGAAGCAGCGTAAGGGATATTTCTCATACTCAAATATAGCTCCGGCAGGTGGAGAGATATACATCAATTTACCGCTCGGCAACAACCGTGAACTGGAAATAGTATTGCAGTTAGACCCTGACAAAGGCGACAACCTTCACTATATGGGCGGTTATATGCGCATACAAAACAACCAGCCACAAGCCGGTGAACAGCGTTGGAGCAGCAATGTATGGCTGAACAGAGATGATACATACCAGTCTGTACTGGATAGAGTACGGCAACAAATCAAGTATCATGCTCCCGGTTTTGTCCTTCCTGCACAGAGAGATGCTTCCAGCAAAGACAAAAGCCAGCCTAAAGCGAAGAAAATCAATAAAAAAGAAGTATCTTTGCATATAGAAGGTTCGCTTTTTGATGACCTGTTTAATGGAAACGCCACAGATGTAGAACAAAATAATAGTAACAGAAATGAAAACGAAGTACACCTACAAACTGGCACCGGCACTACCGAGCGAGAAAGAGGACACGAACCTCGACAGGATGAACCGGTGGGAACGGGAGCAGAAGCTCAAGCTGAAAGACCTGACGGACGAGGAGTGGATAGACGTGATACAGCACATTCTCGTTCTGACGAGGAGCGAGGCAGAAGCGTATCTCGAACACCTGAGAGCCAGCAAAGCATAACCGAGCCGAAAAACACCCGGAACAACCATTCGGAGCGTGGCGAGAACCATGCCCCTACTTCTGTTGATGCCCGTATTGATGCCAACATCAAGGCCATAGAGCTGTCTCAACAGCTCATGCAAAGCGGTGAGACCGCCACGCCTGAACAGATGAAAGTATTGCGCAAGTTCAGCGGCTGGGGCGGACTGGGTAAGGCTTTCAGCGACACTTCCACATCACGCAAGCTACAAGATTTACTTGGAGCGGAGGGGTATGAGCAGGCCGTCATGAGTGCCAACAGTGCCTATTATACCCCTGCATACGTGGTGGATACTCTTTGGGACATTGCGGAACAAATGGGTTTCAAGGGCGGCAATATCCTCGAAGGTTCCGCCGGTATAGGCAACATATTAGGGCAAATGCCTGTACGCATCAGCGAGCGGAGCGACATTCAGGCTGTTGAGATTGACGGAACGTCAGGGACAATCCTTTCCCTGCTGTATCCTGACGCAAAGGTAGACATACAAGGATTTGAACAGACACGCATACCGAACGGAAGCGTAGATTTGGCCATCACCAATGTACCATTTGTTACCGGGCTGCGTGTAGACGACACGACAGGAGACAAAGACCTCTCCAAGAAATTCCACAACATACATGATTTCTGTATCGCCAAGAACGTGCGTAAGCTGCGTGAAGGCGGTATAGGTATCTTCATATCTTCAAACGGCACGCTTGACAACAGCAAGAAATTACGGGACTGGATTGTAAATGAAGGAGGTTCGGATTTCGTCGGTGCGTTCCGTATGAACAACAGGACATTCGGAGGAACTCCTGTAACTTCTGATATTATTGTTATCAGGAAAAGAGTAAACGGTCAGAAATCACCTTATGTCATTGACGTAAGCACCGTATCGGGAGAGCGCACGGCTGAATATGATACAGGAGATACACGGAAGGTGAAAGGTCAGGAAGTGCCCGTTGTCAAGCAGCTTGCAATGGACTATAACCGTTACTTCATCGAGCATCCTGAAAACATGGCCGGTGATATGCGTTTCGCATTTGAGGAAGGCGACACATACCGACCGACAAGCAAAGGGCTTTATCCTGCAAAAGGCAAAGACCAAGAAAAGATGCTGGCAGACTTTGTAGACAGTTTCGCCGGCAAAGACTGGTCGAGTGAAGCCGTTACTGACAACACTTCCGACCCACGTAATCCGCGCGGCTACGTCATGGACGCATCGGCAGACGGCAAGAAACTGGGTGAGATGTATGTCAAGGACGATAAACTTGTCATTGCCAGCGCAGGAGGTTATTATCCGTTAAAAGTAAACGCAAACAAGGTCAAAGGTCATACGAAAGTAGAATGTTTCAATGCTTATTCTGCCATTAAAACGGCTCTTGCAGACGTTCTTGAATATCAGACAAACAATGAGAGCGACAAGGGATTGAAGCCTCTGCTTGACAGACTGAACAAGGCATACGACGATTTTGTTGCGACTTACGGCCATTTCAACAAGAACACCGCTATTGCGTTTCTGCGTAACGATGTGGACTACCCTAACGTATTCTCGCTTGAAAAATATGAGGAGATTGCAACTCCGTCCGGCGAGCGGAAACAGAAATTCGGAAAGACGGACGTATTCAGCAAACGTGTCGTAGAGAAGGAAAAAGAACCGACGCCGACAAATGTAAAGGACGGTATCATAGCCAGTATGTTCAAGTTCGGGCGTATCGACGTGCCGTATATCGCCGGACAGCTTGGAGAGGATGTCGAGGACGTGAGACACGACATTATCGAAAACGGATACGGCTTTGAAGACCCTCTGACAAAACAAATGGAGGTATCGTACCAGTATTTGAGCGGTAATGTGCGTGAGAAGCTCCGTCAGGCACAGGAAAACAACGGGAACGGAATTTATGACAACAACATAAAGGCATTGCAGGATGTATTGCCTATGGATATTCCTGCGCATCTGATTGACTTTACGCTCGGTTCATCTTGGGTAGACCCGAAGCTCTATGAAGAATATGTAAAAGAGCGTACAGGAATTGAAGTCAAATTTACGGCTGCCGGCGGAACATGGTTCATGAAAGCACCTGATTACGGTCTGAACGTAGAAAAGAACCGTTCAATGGGTGTGTACAGCGAGCGTTTCAAACGTACAATCATGGGGCATACGCTTATAGAAGCAGCCATACAGAACAAGACTATAACCGTGTCGCAGACATACCGCCGGCATGACGGTACGACCGAAACGGAAGTAGACAAAGATGCCACACAAGCCTGTGCCAACAAGATTGATGAAATACGTCAGGACTTCAAGGAATGGGCAAGACAGAAGATGCAGAATGATGCCGATATGTCGGCACGTATGGAGCGTGTCTACAATGACACCTTCAACAACTATGTTCCTATGAGCATACCTGATGATTTCGTGCCCGAATATTTCGGTGGCGCGTCGCATAAGTTCAAAATGCGTACTCATCAAGGAAAGGCTATTGTGAGAGGCACAATGCAGCCGTTGATGCTCGCCCATGAAGTAGGAACAGGCAAGACCTTTACCCTCATATCCACGGCAATGGAAATGCGCAGGCTCGGAACAGCCCGAAAGCCGATGATAGTCGTGCAAAATGCAACAGTCGGGCAATTCGTCGCAAGTGCAAAAGAACTTTATCCTAACGCTAAAATCCTGACGTTGGAAGAAGCAGACCGCAGTGCGGAAGGGAGAAAGAATTTCTATGCCAAGATACGGTATAACGATTGGGATATGATTGTCGTGCCTCAGTCTACGTTTGACTTTATTCCTGACAGTGAGGAACGGCAAATGTCATTCATCCAAGACAAGATAGAAGAAAAGATGCTTGTTCTTGAGCAGATGAAGGATGCCGACCCGGACGGAAAGAGTATGATAACAAGACAGGCGGAACGTGAAATAGAGGATTTGCAAGACCAGCTCGCAGAGCTTACAGGCGAGACCTCAAAGAAGCGCAGCGCATCCAATCAGAAGAAACGTGCCGTTGCCCTGCAAAATGCAGAGGTTAAAGCCAAGGAAATGCTTGACCGTGCGACCGATGACGTAGAGAACTTTGACGATATGGGTATTGACGCACTTCTGATTGATGAAGCTCACGAGTATAAACATCTCGGTTTCGCCACGGCCATGCAGCGTGGTGTAAAAGGAGTAGACCCGTCATACAGCAAAAAATCGCAGGGCGTATTCCTGAAAGTGCAATCCGTACTGGAAAAGAATAACGGACGCAATGTCATATTTGCCACCGGCACGCCTATCAGCAACACGGCGGCGGAGATTTGGACGTTCATGCGTTACCTGATGCCTGCCGATACGATGAAAGAATACGGCATATATTATTTTGACGATTTTGTACGCAACTTCGGAAATATACAACAGATGCTTGAGTTCTCGACAAACGGCAAGTATAAGGAGAACAACCGTTTTGCCGGATATGTCAATCTGCCCGAACTTGTGCGTATATGGTTAGGTGTGGCCGATATTGTACGGACGAGGGATGCCGGCGGAGTAAATGACAAGATACCCGAAATGGAAGGCGGCAAGGCACAGGACATCTATCTTCCGCAGACAAGAGCGTTGCGCAGTATCATGAACTTTGTCAAGTCAGAGCTTGAGAAGTTTGAAAACATGAGCGGTAAGGAGAAGAAAGCAAACTCCCACATACCGCTTACGATGTTCGGCATAGCGAAAGCAGCAGCCGTTGATGCACGCCTCGTTCAGGCGGATGCGGAAGATGACCCGAAAAGCAAGACCAATGAAGCGGTCCGTCAGACTTTGCGCTCATTGAAAGAGACTGCCGATTACAAAGGAACGGTAGCTATCTTTGCCGACAATTACCAAAACAAGCAGAGCGGATTCAATCTGTACGAAGATATACGGAACAAGCTGATAGCGGCAGGTGTCCCGTCAGAGCAGATTGTCGTAATGAAGTCAGGAATGACGGTAAAGAAGAAGCTCGAAATTTTCGACAAGGTAAACCGTGGCGATGTTCGTGTGATACTCGGTTCAACATTTACGCTCGGAACAGGAGTGAACATACAGGAACGCCTGCATACCCTTATCCACCTTGATGCGCCTAACCGTCCAATGGACTATACCCAGCGTAACGGACGTATATTGCGACAGGGAAATCTGCACAAGGCAATGGGTAAGCCTGTGCGTATTCTCCGTTTTGGAGTTGAGGACAGCCTTGATGTAACGGCCTATCAGAGGTTGAAAACGAAAGGAGCCATTGCCGACAGTATCATGAACGGAAAACAGCTCATCGCCGACAGCATGAGTAACCGTGTCCTTGAGGAAGATGAGGACGTTTTCGGTGATGTCGTTGCACAGTTGTCAGGCAGTGAATATGCCCTGTTGAAAAACAATGCTGAAAAGAATGTCCGTAAATATGAGAGCAGAAAGAAACAATGGGAGGCAGACCAGACCTATATCCATAATGCCAAGCCGAAACTAAAAGCACTCATAGAGCAGTCTGAAACTCGTGCGAAAGAGCAACAGAAGTATTTGGATGCCGTCAAGAAGTCGTTTCCTAACGGTACATTTGAGAGTATAACCATAGGGAAACAGACTTTCAAGTCCGTTGATGCTATGGCCGATTTCATCAAAGGGTATAATAAGACTATTCTTGATGCCTCAAAGAAGATGAAAGAAGGTGGAAACACCGCAGAGGAAACACACAATCTTTCTGTCTCTTTGGGTGATTATACATTCAAGGTAAAAACCGTGTTGAGCCGGGAAACGGCAAGAGGCGGCGGTCAGTTGTTCTCTGAAATACACCGTAACATGACATACTCATGTCCTGAACTCGGACTGACAGATGTCCCCGTACATCAGTCGTTGTTACGCAATGCCATTGATGATATTGTTACGAATGTGATTACAGGAAAAGACTTCGCCGAAAGAGTGGAAGCGGCAGAACGTAGCGCGGAGCATAACCGTTCAGAGCTGGAGCAGCTTCAGTCAAGAGAAAACAAACCATTCGAGTATGAAGATGAGTTGAAGCAGGCACACGAGAAGTTAAAAGAATACTCTGAGCTGATGAAAAAAGAAATGGCAGAAAAAGAAGCAAAGTATGCTGAAATGGATGCCAGCGTAGATGTTGCTGAAAACATCACGAATATAGATGATGACGACGTTCTGTATAGGATAGATAACTTCACTACGAATGAGGAAGAAGCCAATGACCTGTTCCGTGTCGTAGATGATGAAAGCGAAATTGAACGGCTGAACAGTGAGCCAACGATAAAGGTGTATCGTGCCATGTCGTTGGTGGACGGCAAGCTGTATCCTCCCATGTCAAAGAAGATAGGAACCGGGAACAATCGTATCAGTCAGGCACCGTCAGAGTTCGGACAGTGGGAGGTTTCAGACGAGCGTCCGCAGTTGGTTGAAAAAGAAGGCGCACACAAAAACCACATATACATTGTAAAAGACAATGGAAAAGGTCTGTGGGTGGCTTATAACCCTTACTTCCATACTTCACGAAATCCGCTCAACGACCAGTTTGCAGAGGCTTATCAGCGTCCGAACCTTGTAACTGTTGAAGTTGAAGTGCCCGAAAGCGAGCTGACAAGCGGTTATCAGGCCGACGGAGCAAAAGACCCTGTTGGTGAAACAAAATGGAACGCAGGACCGGTGAACAGGCAGTTAAGCGGAGACAAGAAACGAAAAGTTATTCTTTCACGCTGGATGCGTCCTGTCCGTATCGTACCTGATAGCGAGGTGGCAGAACGCATAGCTGAACTTATCGAGGGAGAAAACGTAGCGATACCTGATAATACGGTAACGCCTTCACTTCTTTCAGAGCTTAAAAAACTCGGAGTTAAGATTGTGGACGGTATAAACAAAGGCCGTAAGAAATCCCCGGTTGTGCAACGCAGCGGTGAAGGAACGCTGACCGATGATGAGTTAAGCCTTGCCAATGACCCTGTGGCAAAGCTGACCGGCAAATCAACACGCACGAGCCGCCAGCGCAGGGAATTTGCCGAGCGTGAACGTGAGCGAATGGCAGGACGTGTTCAGGAATTGGCCGAAAAGCTGCATCTTGACAATGTAGACATCGTTACGGACGCAAGCACGCTTAATGGCCGGCGTGCAAGAGCCAAAGGCTTCTATTCACGCAGTACGGGACGTATAACAATCGTGATACCTAACCATTCAAGTATGTTCGACGTTGAACAGACATTGCTTCATGAGGCTGTCGCCCATTACGGTTTACGTCAGTTGTTCGGAGAGCATTTTGATACGTTCTTGCGGAACGTCTACGAAAATGCCGATGTCGAAGTGAGACAGCGTATTACAGAACTTGCCTCACGTAACGGCTGGGATTATCCTACGGCCACTGAAGAATATCTTGCATCGTTGGCGGAGAACACAAACTTTGAGAATATCGGTGCAAGCTGGTGGAACAAAATCAAAGAGCTGTTCCTTAAAATGCTGCATAAGATAGGTTTTGAAAACTTTACAGGAGTTACGTTAAGCGACAACGAGCTGCGCTATATCCTTTGGCGAAGCTATGAGAACCTTGCCGAACCCGGACGTTACCGCAGCATACTGGGTGAAGCCGAGGATGTCGCCATGCAAAACAGCCTAAAAGTAGGTAACTATGCCGTGGCCGACACTGGCAATGCCAATAAAGCGGCTGATGATGCGATGTTCAGGGACGGAGACCCTGAAGTGCATGAACGAGCATTTGCCCGTCGCCGTTATGAGGAACGTGTGAAACGTGGTATGTTCCAAACACAGGAAGCCCTGCAAGACAGTATGTTGGGATTACGTGAAGCAATGGACGCAATACTCAAAGGGGAAGGCAAGAAAAAAGTCTATATTGAGGATGTAGACGGTTTTGAGAACGCATATTTAGGTGAAAACCGCCTTTCGTCAGTGAACAAGGCGGAAGCAGACGCTTTTGCGCATATATTGTTCAAGCCGCTGCTTGATGAGGTGGCAAGACTGGCCCCCGGCGATGATGCCCGTCAGCAACTCACAGACTACATGATGGCCAAACACGGACTGGAGCGTAACAGCGTCATGCGTCAGCGTGAGAAAGACAAGCTCATATCCTCATCTGAAATAGGCAAACAGAAGCCTCAACCGCCAAGTATAGACGATGATGACTACGACTTGAAAATGGATGCTTACACCAAAGCCGTTGAAGATTGGGAGAACCAAGTAGAACTGGAGTTGGGAGATAAGTTTGACGACATAGACAAGCGGGATTTTGCAGGATTGACAGCTTTAACAGGACTTGACAAGGTGTCAGAAGCCGAAGCAGAAGCCAGTCAGATCGTGGACGACTACGAAAACGACCACGATACAAACGAACTGTGGAAGCGAGTAAACGATGTAAGCGGCGCGATACTGTCAAAACTCTATGAAACTGGCATGATGTCTAAAAAGACCTATGACGATGTTAGCTCGATGTATGAGTATTATATTCCATTGCGAGGTTTTGATGAAAAGACGAGCAAGGAGGCATACGCTTATCTTAACAGTAAAGACAGTGCTTTCACCGCTCCGATAAAGACAGCCAAAGGACGAAAATCGAAAGCTGACGACCCATTTGCCTATCTGCAAAATATGGCAGAGAGCGCAATCATGCAAGGCAACCGCAACAAGCTGGTCAAGCAGAAGTTCCTGAACTTCGTGCTGAACCATCCGAGCGACCTCGCCAGCGTAAGCGACCTTTGGCTGGAGTATGACAAAACTCTTAAAGAGTGGAAGCCTGTATTTCCTAACAACATAGAAAGCGACGACACGCCCGAAGAAGTTGAACAGAAGATGCAGGATTTCGAGGATAAGATGAAAGAGCTTGCCGAACAGGAGCCTGACCGATACAAACATGGGAAAGATGCAATCAACATACCGTACCGTGTTGTGGAAAGCAGAGACTTACACCAGCATCAGGTAGTTGTGAAGCGCAACGGACGTGATTATGTAATCACCATAAACGGTAATCCAAGAGCGGCGCAAGCCCTGAACGGACAGACAAATCCCGATAACGATATGTCGGGCGCAATAGGCGCAATACTGAAAGCCGGTGAAAGGATAAACCGTGAATTGAGCGCATTATATACTACACGCAACCCGGACTTCGTTGTCTCCAACTTCATACGAGATATGCTGTACGCCAACAGTATGGTATGGATAAAGGAAAGCCCGAACTACGCTTTACGCTATCATCGTAATTTCGCAAAGGTAAACCCAGTGAGAATGAAGATATTGCTTGCCAAATACAGAAAGGACACGCTCGACATGAATAATGACACGGAACGTATGTTCAAGCAATTCATGATGAACGGCGGAGAGACCGGCTATGCCAATATCCGGGACATTGACAAGCGCAAGAACGATATTCGCCGGGAATTGAGGAAAGCCAACGGCAGACTGCCCATCCGTAAAGCCTGGGATTTGTTGTCAGAAAGGTTTGACGAGTGGAACAGAGCTGTCGAGAACTGCGCCCGTTTTGCTGTGTTCATGACTTCGCGAGAAATGGGCAGGACTATTGACCGGGCTGTTTACGATGCAAAGGACATAAGTGTGAACTTCAACAAGAAAGGCAGCGGCGCAAAGTTCATAGGAGCGACAGGTCAAACGGCATTAGGCAATGCAAGTGCTTTCATGTCCGGTCTCGGTAGAAGCGGCTTCGTCTTTTGGAACGCAGCCATACAAGGAACGACGAATTTCGGCAGACAAATAAAACGGCATCCGACAAAAGCCATGTCAGGACTGGCCGCAATGTTCCTCTTAGGTGCGGTTATAGCTTCGTTAGGATATGGCGATGATGACGATGACGACAAAAACAGTTATTGGAATTTGCCTGAATATGTACGCCGCAGCAATATCCTGTTCCGTACAGGCGACCAGTGGATAAGCATCCCTTTGCCTGTGGAGTACAGAGCCGTGTACGGACTGGGCGAGTTGATGATAAGTACAATGAGCGGAAAGGAACACTTTTCTGACGGAGAGCTGGCTAATGCCATAGCCGGGCAGGTAAGCCAGATTTTGCCCCTTGACATATTGGAAGGTGGCGGAGGCATGAAAGCCTTTATACCGAGTTCAATCAAGCCGTTTGCTGAAGCATACGGTTACAATAAGAGCTGGACGGGATTGCCCATATACAAGGACACACCCTATAATAAAGATATGCCTGAATGGACGAAAGCCTATAAGAGCGCAAACAAGTACCTTGTTGATTTGTCAGAGGTGTTAAATGAAGCGACCGGCGGTGATAAATACACCAAAGGCAAGATAGACATAAATCCTGCCAAAGTGGAATATGTGCTGACCGGTTACTTCGGTGGTGTGGCCAACACAATAGACCGTCTTACGAAAATGGGAGAAACCTTTATCGGACAAAGGGAGTATGACCCGAAGAGCTTTCTGATACTGAACCGTGTCATAAAGAACGGCGATGAGCGGACGGAGTATAAGGCTGTCAATAATGAGTATTTCCGTCTGAAAGAGGAGCATGACAAGTTCAAGACACGCCTACGACATTACGAGAGCGACACCAATAATGGCATCTTTGATTATGCAGAAAAGATAGATTTCTTATACAACTCACCTGAATATGAAAGGTACGAGATATTTGAAAATTATCGTCCCAGCATTGATGAGATGTATGACATCCTGAAAGAGATAACGGATGATGACGAGCGTAAAAGTGTTGAGGCTGATTTGAATGAACTCAAGAAAATGATGATTTCAGACATGAATGAAACTCGCAATCGTAAATAGTTAAACAAGAAAAGATGCTTGAAGTGCTTATTTTTGCATAAAGCGAACACAAGCTACACTCGGGAAAATAGAAAGCAAGCTTTCTTTCCTCTCGTTTGCACTGTGTTTGCCAAGGTACAACAAGCATCTTTTTTTATGACTACACTATCAAAGAATAAAGCAAAGCTGTTTCCGATGAGCCGCATCACACCAAAGCACGGCGATGCGGAGATAGATACCGTAGCCTTTTCGGAAAAACATTTTGGCGACCGCCGGGCATTTGACGTGCTTATGGAGGCACAGCATTACTGGAACCAAATGGACGATTTCCGTAAAGACAGGGAGCGAAACAAGCGATACACCTACGGCTATCAGTGGGACGACATCATCTGCGTAGACGGCAAGAACATGACAGAAGCTGACTATATCAAAAAACAGGGCAGTGTACCGTTAAAGAACAATCTCATCCGCCGCCTTGTACGCAATGTGCTTGGTGTGTACCGCAGTCAGATGAAAGAGCCTACCTGTACCGCACGGGACCGTGACGAACAGAAACTCGGTGAGACGATGAGTACCATATTGCAGTGCAACATGCAGCTGAACCGCATGAGTGAAGTCAATGCACGCTCAATGGAAGAATTTTTGATTTCAGGCTTCATCGTACACCGCAAAAGCTATGGCTGGAGGAACGGTAAGGAAGATTGTTGGACAGACTACGTGCAGCCAAACAATTTCTTCATCGACAACAATATGAGGGATTTCAGAGGCTGGGATGTAACCTGCCTCGGTGAAGTACATGATGTCAGCTTCGGACAGTTGTGCGAGCAATTTGCGCACACGCCGGCAGAGTACAAACGACTGAAAGAGATTTATCAATGGGCATCACGCAGAGAATATATTGCCAGTTATGCCGAGCGTTTCGGTTACAGCCGCTTGGAGAACTACGATTTCCTGCTCACCAACGAGCCGGGACGCTGCCGTGTCATCGAAGTGTGGCGCAAGGAACAGAAACCACGTTACCGTTGCCATGACTACCAAAACGGAGACATTTTCAAGATTGACATTGAAGATTACGACACGCAGGTAGAAGCGGTGAACCGTGAGCGTATGCAAATGGGCAAGGAAGCAGGTATGCCCGAAAGTGAAATACCGCTGATAAAAGCCACTTGGTTTGTGGATGATTACTGGTACTTCTATTATCTCTCACCATTCGGAGACATCCTGAAGGAAGGCGAGACACCGTTTGAACATGGCAGCCATCCGTATGTGTTTAAGGCCTATCCTTTCATTGACGGTGAGATACACTCATTTGTGGCAGATGTAATCGACCAGCAGCGATACACGAACCGACTGATTACGCTTTACGACTGGATTATGCGTGCCTCTGCAAAAGGCGTGCTGCTGATGCCCGAAGATTGTCTGCCCGACGGCGTGAGCATGGAAGATATTGCCGAAAGCTGGGCAGAGTTCAACGGTGTCATTATCTACAAGCCTTCGGCCAGCAGGCAGATACCGACACAGGTAGCCAACAATTCAACGAATATCGGAATTACCGAGCTGTTGAACCTGCAACTTAAATTCTTCGAGGACATAAGCGGTGTGAACGGTGCATTGCAAGGTAAGCCCGGCTTTTCAGGTCAGAGTGCGGCAATGTATAACCAACAGGTTCAGAACTCCACGATGTCGTTGCTTGATATGCTGGAAAGTTACAGCGGCTTCATTATAGACGGAGCATATAAGGATGTCAAGAACATGCAGCAGTTCTATGACACCAAGCGTGTGTTCAACATTGCCGGCAAGAGCGGCGCACAGATAGAATACGATCCGAAGAAGATACGTGATGTAGAATTTGACCTGTCCATCACAGAAAGCACCTCTACCCCGGCATACAGACAGCTTGCCAATGACATACTCATGCAGTTATGGCAGGCACAGGCAATCAGCGTAGAGCAGTTGCTGGAACACGGAGACTTCCCGTTTGCTGATGAGCTTCTGCAAAGCATCAAGGCACAGAAAGAACAGATACAGCAAGGCGGTGTTCCTGAAGGTGTATCACCTCAAATCATGCAACAGGCACAGCAGGGCGCAAATATGAAGGCCGTAAATATGCTACATAACGCAATAGCAGCGTAAAACAAAACAATATATATCATGGAGAAAAAGACTATTTGCATTGACTTTGACGGAGTAATCCACGATTACGGCAAAGGCTATCAAGGTGAGGACAAATTCGGCGCAATGATAGCAGGAGCGGACACAGGTACATCCGTCTTGAAACAGAAAGGTTGGACTGTTATCATCTTCACCACCCGGAAGAAGTCTGACAAGTTGGAAAACTGGCTGAAAGAGCATAATATCGCCTACGATTACATCAATGAGAACCCCAGTCAGCCCGAAGGCACGAGCGGTAAAATCATAGCAGACGTGTATCTTGATGACAGAGGCGTATGTTTCAGGGGGACTTGGGACAGGTGGTTACTTGAAGAAATCGTAGACTTTGAGCCGTGGCAAATCAGGAAAAAACGAGAAATGGAACAGTTGGCAGACTTCAAAGACACTGGAGATAGCATTTGGGAGCGAGGCAACGAAAAAAGAATAAAAGCCTGCAACCCATAAAAAATAAGGAGGGCGGCAAGAAAACCGCCCTCCTTTCATTTGTTGTCAGATGATGTCTGTTCTTTTGATGCCTGTTTCTGTTCTTCTTTTGAAGCCAAAATCCTACCGATAGACCCTCGCACATTATCCAGCGCAATGGGATTGCCGGTCAATGTCTGTATGCCTTCCAAGTTCTGTTTACTTTTCACTGTGTAGCCCATCGTTTTTCTTCTTTTTGTTTTTCTTGACAGCATCCTCATACCACGAAAAATACTGCTCACGTTTCAGTTTCTCAATTTCATGAGAAATGGCTGATGAGCCGTCGCGGTAAGCCGTGAAATAAAAACACTCACGTTCAAGGTCACGGACAAAGGCATTCCGGGTGATGTAGCCTTTCTGTTTGAGCTTACGGAAATTGTAGCGGTCCATGATTACAAGATGCCCTTTCGAGCCGACAGAAGGCATAACGTAGTAACGCTCGCCGGTTTCCTGATGTGCCTGTTCTGCTTTCTTCACTGCCTTGTCCAATCGAAGGCTTGCTTTGAGTTTTTGAAATACATTCATAATCTATACGTTTTAAGTTATTAAATAGTTGCGGCTGAAATAACCCTTTTCCTTTTCGGTTTATAACGGTCTTTACGTTTGATAAACTTAGGCAGCGGCATTTCAAAGAAACAGATGTGCAGCCCGATAGCACGTGTCATGAGCAAGTCGTCGTGCTTGCCGATAACAGCTCCATACGCTCCGTTCTGTTTCTTCTCATACGTCAGATACTCGTCGAGACAACGGCGGTCTCTCTCGATATACATATTCTCACGTACAACCTTCACAAGCGTGGATATGACCATAGGCTTTGTAGCCACATTTGTGTGGAAGCCATATTTTATTGGCAGTCCCTGCAAGATGTCATCTTCAGACTGTTTCCTTGCATACAGGTTAGGATAAATGCCGCTTATCTGATTCAGTATAAATTGAGACTGGTCGCCTTCCACGTCCCTTTCCTTATCGTGTGTCTCCAGCGTGTTGCTTTCAATCACGAGTTTGGAATTGTCGTAGAAAGCCGCAATCTGCGCCGCTTTCCATGCCAGCAGGTCAATGTCGCAATGGCCGTACCATTGAGCCACAACCACCGGTTTGCCGCCGTCGGCCATAAACAGCCGGTCAAAAACAACGATTACAGACCAGTCTGCCTTTGCAGAACGTCCGCCCACATCGACAACGGTAAGATAACGGTCAGTAACTTTCTCGTCCTCGTCTATTTCAGGTAAATCCCATATCCATAACAGCCCCTGCCTGTCTTCGGAGAAGCGCAGGTTCTTGAGCGCGTTCTTGCCTTCGTCAGCATCCGCATACACCTCGCCGATATACCTCGGCTCCTTGCAGTACCTGTCAAACGCATCAACCTTGTATTTGTCGAATACCATTGTGCCGGAATGGACAAATGCCTCGATGTCGTCAGACGGATATTCCGATGCCATGGAAGCGTGTTCGTTGTACTTAGCACGTTCCAATATGTACCAGTGTATAGCTTCAAGCGTAGCCCCCTTATTCCACAGCCACCACAGATATTTGCCGCTTTCCTCACGTGATGATTTAACATTGTCGTTGTTCCTGTTGTCATACAGGTTTGCGGCGAAAGCATACACATCATCAACCGGCAGAGAATATTTCTCAATGTCGAACCAAGAAACGAACATTGCTTCAAACTGTGAGTCGCCCTTCTTTGCCGAATCATACTCACGCTGGAAGAAATTACCGGTGCCGTTGGCCGTACTCTCATAGACAATCATTGTGTAAGGACGGTACAATACACCTGAACAGGCAGAGCGTACAATATCCTCCGGCTTTTTGCCCTCGGTAGCTTTCCACAATCCCACCTCGGAAAGATGCACAAGGCTATAATCACCGCCACGGCAACCGTCAGGACGTTCAGCCGTACCGATTTTGATTTTACAGTTGCGTTGCGGCACACGGAAGATGCTGCCCGACTTACCGACCCCGACAAACTTAGGTTCATTGTCAGAATATGCCTCACCCAGCTTGTGCAGCATTTCGACCGGATAAGCCTTAATCATACGGTCGAACATATCCTTGATTTCGTCAGAGCCTGAACCCTGATGTGCAATGATAAGTGAGTTAAGACCTACACGGTGGATCAGCTGCAACCATGCCATATAGAGCTGCGATGTCGTAGAGCCGCCCCATTGTCTTGCCTTGAGCAGGATGATGCGTATCGGCTTGTCTGCCTTTCGGAGACTTTCGAGCCTTTCGACAAAACGGCGTTGCGGACGTGTGAGACGGAAAAGCACATCTACGCCACCATCCTTATTCTTGATGTAAACCAGTGTCGCCGCAAAAAAAGCGAAGTCATAGCGGAAGCGCAGACGGACAAACTGCTCAATGACTTTCAGTCTGTCCTCATCGGAATACTCCACGCCTAAGTTTTCTTCAAGAAAGGCACGTATAGAACCACATTCCACAAGCTGGCGGACAAGCGGAACACGCATCATCTCCACCGGAAGCCATTGCGTCTGTATCGGGAAATCGTCAATGACGACCTTCACGCGCTCGCCTACAGAGCCATATCCGCTTATAGGGTCAAACTTGGCGTAAATCTCCTCATTACGGCGTCTGTTCTCTGCAATTATTTCCTGTATTGCCTGTTCTCTTGTCATACCCACCTCACTTCTTCCGATTAAAAGGACAGTTCAACAAAGCCCAGACAAGACCGGCAACATAGCAATACAGATGCAGCCAGGCATTCGTGTTAGGAAATAAGAACCCGATGCCTATATAGAAGCACATCCACAACTGATAGTAACGCTTACGCACCACCTCGCACGAGATAGAGCCGAAAAGCACATAGACAACCCCCGACAATCCGACCGTAGGAGTTTCGAGAGAAAGGAATGTGCCCAGTGTATCGACAGGCATTGACACAGCAACTATATAGGCTGCGAGCAACCGCCAAAAAGAAATGTCATACGTGAACACCAGTGCCAGCAGACACCACGCATTAAGTATGGCATGGAATACGTTTGCATGGAAAAAAGGATAAAGGAACCTGCCCGGCAAAGGACAATGGGCGTAGATGCCGACTGATGACCAGTCGGCTATATGGAAGAGCGACAATACCGTCACAAACAGCGCAATCACAACAACCGCAATCTTTTCAACTTTTCTTGTACCCATTTCTTCCGAGCTTTACACACCATAATCTTAGCACTCCCCGGAGTAAGGTAGAATTTAGGTGCAGGTTGTGCTACCACGACACTGCAACAAGTCCTGACCGTAAGTTCAGGCCGTTTCTTTTTCAATGCCAGCACACGCCTGAATATCTCCTCGAACATCTCACGTTTGAGCGGTCTCATCCCTTTCAGCGGCACTCCACGCATCATGGCGTAGATTACTTGTGTTGCCCTGATGTCGCTTACCCAAAAACGGCGTGATTTCATATTGACGATTTTAGCGTAGACATCCGGCATACGGATATACTCGCATGATGATATATACTCATCATACGCACGCATAAGGTCCCGCATCCGCTCGTCCGCATATTCCATCACTGCTCCGTTGTGCTTCATAATTAGTTTATCTATGTTCCAAATTTAGCGATTGGAGCGTAAAAACTTATACCTCGCCGACGGCTTTGTTCCTATAAATTTGCAATGTGACAGACAGTAAAACAATTAAAATCCAACAATATGCCTGATAAGACAACAGTTAAGAGCAACCGCGAGAAATATGCGGAACGGCTGAAGGCGAAATATCCCGACCGAAATTTTGCCGACGATGAAGCGTTGTGGGGTCAAGTTAATGAAGATTACGACGGTTACGACAAGGAACTTGCCGGATATAAGGAACGTGAAGAAGCCCTGTCCAACCTGTTCACGAGCGACCCACGTAGTGCCTCGTTCCTGACGAACTGGCGCAAGGGAGGCAACCCAGCCGTTGAACTTGTGCGTATGTACGGCGATGATTTCATCGAAGAAATGAAAGACCCGGAAAAGCAAGAGGAGTTTGCGGCAGCCAGCAAGGAGTTTGCAGAGCGTGTGGCAAAAGAACGGGATTTTGACGAGCAGTATCAAAAGAACATAGCAGAGACCCTGAACACGCTGGAACAAATGCAGCAGAAAGCAGGTTACAGCGATGATGAGATTGACAAGGCTATGGAGTTCCTTGTCGGCATCATGAAGGATGCAATCGTGGGGAAATTCACAGCCGAGAGTATCGAAATGGCGATGCGTGCCATAAACCACGATGACGATGTGGCCGTAGCCGCACGAGAGGGAGAAGTGAAAGGCCGTAATGCCCGTATAGAAGAAAAGCTGCGCCGAAAAGGGAAGGGAGACGGGACTGCCAATCTTGACGGAAAGAACGGAGGAGGTGGCAAGGCAAGAGAAATGCCCGACTTAGGCGTACTCAACCGTTACGATGACGGCGGTCAGACGATATGGGAGCGAGGCGGCGAGAAACGGAGGCCGGCAAGATAACGAAAGCAACAGTAACAAATCAGTTTAATAATTAAAAAGCACAGAGAAATGAAAACATTGAAAAAAAGTACAAGTTTTCTGTATCGCATTATGCTGACATTGTTGGCATTTGTGATTGGTGCGTCGAGCGGTGTGATGATGGCAGATGCCTCCAACCTGCCCGATGCAGGTAAGACAACATCAGGCGCAGACGGAGATGGAGGAAGCGACCCCACTGGCGGTATTGCGACCGAGACGCAGGGTAGGAATGATGGTGATCCAAATTTCTACATGGCGGATGTAGACAAGCGCATTGTGAAAATCCGCCCTATGGCAAGTCCTATCGACCAGATAAGCCGATATGCGAAATCAACCAGCTGCGACAGCTTCGAGGTAAAGTATTACAGCGTAGGCACAAGAGAAATAAAGTGCATGACTACGGAACAGGTAACTGCCATGTCAAGCGGAGCAAGCACCAAACTCCCCGTAAGCGACCCGAATATGTTTACGCTGGACGATACTATCCGCGTAGTAGGTGTCAAGGGAGTTACCAATCCTGAGACTGGCAAAGCATACGATGAAGATGACAATGTACCTGACCTTGTGCTGTGTGTATGCGGTAAAGATACCACAACAAACATGCCGACTGTGTATGCGGTGAACGGAGCTATGGACTCGTCAAGCAAACAGCCAATATGGGTACCAGAGATTGCTAAAGACACCATGCTGGTGCGCATGGGTAAAGCCTGTGGTGAATTGGATGTTCAGACAGGACGTTTCAATAATATTCCTATGCCTGAGACCCAGTATTGTCAGAACTTCATGATACAAGTTGAGCAGTCTACATTTGACAAGATTGCCAAGAAAGAAGTAAATTGGAGCTTCTCTGATATTGAGGAAGACGGTATCTACGATATGCGTCTTGCAATGGAGAACACCTATTTGTTCGGTGTTAAGAATGTTATCAAGCATGTAACCAAAGACGGCATGATGACATGGTTCACCGGAGGTATATGGTGGATGGCCGGAAAAGATATAGAGGTAGGTGAATGGAATGCTGAAGAAAATTGCGCCGAGATAACGGACAAAAACCTCGTAGATATAACAAAAGACTTGTTTGTCGGCACTGGTATCGGCAACAAGCGTAAGATTCTTTTCTGCGGTTCAGACATGCTGGCAGCCTTCTCTAAGATAAAGAGTGAGAAATTCCGCCTGAAAGATACCGTAGAAGTATGGAATTTGAAGTTCAAATCATGGGATACAGACTTCGGAGAGGTGCTTACTATTCACCACGAGCTATTTGACATTAATGGTATGAGCGATTGTGGCTTTGCAATGGATCCAGAATATCTGTCTAAGAAAACCCATGTGAGTTGGGCACGCAATGTGCTTGACCTGCAGAAAGCCGGCATCCGTCGTACTGATGCTGTAGTAATTCAGGAAGTAAGCTGTCTGTATCTGCGTTATGCAAAGGCTCATGCACGAATGAGACTTGCCAAAGCCCCGGCATCAGACGGTGGTTCTTCTGATACAGGATTAGGAGCATAAAGAATAAACACGGTATGTTCGGGGAGAAGAACCTCCCTGAACATACTAACTTTCAAGAGCAAGAGGATATGATAAAGAAATACAAATCAAGAAGTGCAATCAGCATCAATGTAGTGCTTGACAGCAAAAAGAGTATGCACATTGCGTTCACCGCCCAGTCGGACGGCGGAAGCGTGTATATCACCGACAATAAGAACGTACAAAATGCGCTGGAGCGGCACTATAAGTATGGCACACTGTTCAAACTTGCAGGTGTTGAGGATGAGGCATCAAAAGAGAGCCAATCAAAAGAGACGCAAGACACTGAACAAGAGGAAAAGAACAAGAAACGCACGGTAAAGGTGAGCGACATTGCAGCAGCAAAGGATTTCCTTGCAGACACATTCGGTATCAGCCGTACATCCTTGCGTTCAGAGAAAGCCATACGTGAAGCTGCCGAGCAGCATAACATCGAATTTGAAGGACTGGAGTAACAGATGATAGTACAAGCAGAAGATATGGCAAAGGCCGTCCGTGTGGCGGTAGACATGAACCACAGCAGCACTCCACTGTTGGTTGATGACGACATCGACACTGAAAGTTTTGATGAAATCATCTATGCCAAGCTCGTGGATGCGGTGCGTGTTGTGGAACAGGAAGCCCCTTTGCACCTGCTTGAACAAGGTCATCAGTTCGGCGGCGACAATGTGAACTGGACAGAAAACGGCAAAGGCTGGATAATCCTGCCTGACGATTTCATGCGTCTTGTCGTTTTCAAAATGAGCGACTGGAAGCTGTCTGTTTCGGATGCAATAAGTCAGGACGACCCATTGTATCTGCGTCAGTTTTCGAGGTGGAAAGGCATTAGCGGAAACCCTGAAAAGCCGGTTGTTGCGATAGTGAACCGTGCGGAAGGAACCGTACTTGAGTTCTTCTCCTGCAACGACAACACAGCAACCATAGAGCAGGCCGTGTATGTTCCATATCCGAAAATAGATATTGACGGAGGAATAGACGTAAGCGAGAAATGCTACCGTGCAGCCATATACCGTGCAGCCTCTTTTGCCTTAGCAAGCATAGGAGACCAGTTATCGACGACAATGCTTGAACTTAGTAAATCGTTATTGATATGAGCCTAAACAACCAATCCATACAAGGAAACTTATCAGTAAGCAGGGACATCACGACCGGCGGACACCTGACGGCACGAGGAAACTCTGTTTTCGACCACAATGTCATTATAAAAGGCTGGCTGGATGCTAAGAACATCAAAGGACCGTGCAAAGGATTATTTGCTTCTGTAGAAAAATTAGAAGAAGCTTATCCCAAAGCCATGCCCGGCTGGTATGCCTTAGTCGGCGACACGCTTCCGGCTGACGTTTACCGTGCTGAAGGTGGAGAATGGGTAGGCACTGGAGAAAAAGGCGGCGAGGTAAACCTTTATCTCGACCAACTTGAAGAAGATGTAGCCAATCTTGATGATGAGGTAAAGGATATTCAAGAGCTGATTGGTAACGGTCTGCTTGTAGCCGAAAGCGTGAAGTTCAATGCAACCGCAACTGCCGTAACAATGGTTTATAAATTGCGGAAGTCAGACGGCACAGAAAAGGAATATACCGTTACCGTACCTATTGTAACGTCAGAGAAAGCCGGCATGATGAGCGCAGCCGATAAAAAAGCATTGACAAAAGCCGGAACGGACATTACCAATCTAAACACCTCTTTGCAGGAGGAAGTGAAAGCAAGGACTGATGCAGACACAAAACATACATCCGATATAACAGCGTTGCAAGCAGCGGTATGGCCTGTAACCGTAACTCTTAATGCGTCGCCAAGTATTGTTGAAGTCGGAGTAAGCACAAAAGTCAGCCTTACGTGGAATGTTATGCGTAAGGGACTTGAAGTTTTTGACGAGAGCGAAATGACACTGAACGGCGAAGAGACATTTGCCACGGCTAAAGACGTTACAGTCAATGAAAGCTCGCCAAAGACGATAGACTACACGCTGAAAGCTGTATATGAAGGCGTAACAGGCAGCGCAACAAAACAGGTAAACGTGGTATATCCCTCGTATTTCGGCAGCGTGGCATCAGACTGGGCACCGACGGAAGAAAGCATTAAGGCACTCACCAAAACATTGCAGGTGTCGAGAGCGTACACACATTCAGGTATCAGCACGAGCAACGGTAAGATAGCGTACTGCTATCCTGCGTCATACGGTAAGCTGACCAGCATCAAGGACGGCAACGGATATGAGGTGATTGACAGCTACACGGTTCAGACCGTCAATGTTGGAGGCGTAAGCTATAATTGCTATTTATTGACAACCCCGGTAACATCGTCAGGAGTTACCCAAATATACAAGTAAGACATGGCAACAGGCGGAATACAGCTTATAGACACTTTCCGTTATTCGGGAAAGAAGTTCTTGGACTTGCGGCAGGCGTGTGCGACACTTGCCGAATTGAAATCTACACCTGAGAACAGCATACCTGACGGCTTTACGAAATATTGCGAGGAGGACAGATGCTGGTATGAATATCACAGCCAAAATGAAGAGTGGGAAGATACAGGCCGCTGGCGCAAGACTACCCCAATCAGTGAAAGCCTTTCTTTGGAATACATATTTGCCATTGTTGATATAAACGACAATCTTCTTTTCGGCATACGTTATGACGGTGAAGTCGTTTATAACAAAGGCATGAGTGATGAGGTGCGTGCAAGATTTGAAGAACTGGAAGGCATCAAGCCCATGCACGATGACACCTACATTTACGCCATTATGGATGCGAATAGCAACCTCCTTTTCGGCATTACAAAAGAAGGAGAAGTCGTATTTGGCAAAGGCATACCTGATGAGGTAAAGGAACAGTTTGAAAAAATAGAAAAACGCCTGAATGAGCTGAAAGGCTTTCAGTTCATGAGAGACGAAAACTATGTCTTTGCGATGACCGACACCCGTGATAACCTGCTGTTCGGCATAACACACGCCGGAGAAGTCGTATTCGACAAAGGCATACCGGGAGAAGTCAGAAAGCGTTTTGAGGAGCTGAAAGGCTATCAGGTCATGCGTGATGAGAATTATATCTACGCCATAACTGACAGCTTTGACCGTCTGCTGTTCGGAATAAAGCATAATGGCGAGGTTGTAATACCTAAAGGAATTGTAGCGGTAGTATCATGGGAGACATACCAGCGTGTTGAACACACTCCCGGAACTCTTTACGTCATTGAGGGCAAAGGCGGCCGCATAGAGGGAGCGTTCATAAACGAGCGTCCTTTGTCGGCAGGCGAAGAATATGCTTTTATGTGTAATGAGAACATATTGATATATCACGGTCGTATGACTGTCTTGCCTAAGATATGGATAGACCATGAGGAAATGCAGCTTAAAGTTGAATATCCTTCAGGATACAGCGGTCCTGTTTTCATTGCGGAGGACGGCATGTTGTTTTTAATTTAAGTTTAACGAAAATCAACAATAACAATGAGCAAATCATTAGGAACAATCGGTTTTAGAAAACGCGGGGCGTGGGCACCGAACACCCCGTATCGGGCTGATGACGCAGTAAACTATGGCCGTTCCATGCTTTACTGCAAGGCAGACCATACAAGCGGCGATGAGTTCGAGCCTGAAAAGTGGGGATTTATAGCAGACGCAACAGGTGTTGAAGAAATTGCGCAACGTGCGGAGGCGGCAGCCGTTCTCGCTGAAACAAACGGTGCGGCAGCCGAAGTGCAAGCCGAAGCTGCCAAAGCGGCGGCGGAAGATGCGACCCAACAGGCGGAGGCAGCGAAAGAAGCGACAGGCATCTTCACAGAGAATTTCAAGATTACAAATACAGACGATTTCATTTACGCACTTGTAGATAATCTTGGCAACCTGCTGTGGGGCATCCGTAATGACGGAACAGTATATCAGCCGAGAGGCATGGCCGAGGAGACACGCAAAAGACTTGAAGAGCTTGGCGGTCTGCAAGTAATAGAAAACGAGAATTACATCTTTGCCATTACAGACAAAGACGACACCCTGCTGCTCGGCATAGACTACAAGGGATGTGTGGTCGTGAATGAAATCAGTATTGACAACAAAGTCAAAGGCTTACTGAATATTGAAAAGATAGAGAACGGTGAGTTTGTCTATTGCGTCATGGACAGTGCCGACAACCTGCTGTTCGGAGTAAAGCGTGACGGTACATTCTTCGCATCGAAATTTGCGCTTCCTGATGACATAATGGAACAGTTGAAGAAAGCATTATCCACAGGAGTTGAAACGGACGAAAAAGACCAAGAGTTTATTTACAAGATTATAGACAAAGACGGTCTTATCGTGTTTGCAGTGAACTGGGACGGCACGTGCTACATACCTAAAGGCATCCCCGAAGAACAGAAAGAGGAGAACAAGCGTGTGGAACGCAGACTTTCAGATATAGAGAAATCTCTCGCCAATTTCACTGGAGGCACAGGCGACTGGAGTGATGTTGCCTATATGCAGATACCCATTCCACGTTGTGCCATGCTTGACATCCATTCAGACAGGATGCCGACTGCAAAGAGCGGACTTGGAACCCCCGGAGTTACTTGCGACATACCTTGCCAGGTAGAGTTTTGGGATATGCAAGGAAACTATTTCAAGAAATGGGTACTCCTGTCGGCACAAGGAAACAGCAGCATGAGTTTCACGAAAAAGAACCTTGCGCTGGATTTCTTCATGAGTTACGATGATGCCATGAACGACGGAGACACCTTTGAAATGAAATTCGGCGACTGGGTGCCGCAAGACAGTTTCCACCTGAAGGCTTATTACACGGACACGTTCAGAGGCGTGGGAGCTTGCAGTTACCTTCTGTATGAGGAAATGGTCAGGGCACGCAACATCAAGGACGACCGTCCGTATAAATCGGCTTTCACCGGCGACTACACCACAAGCGAGCAAGGCATAGACAGCGTAGAAGACCTTGACAAGAACTTCGACACCGGTGCAAAATGCTTCCCGATGCCATTCCCGGTTATTGTCTACCAAAACGGAGAGTTCTACGGCATTTATTCATGGCAGTTAAAGAAGCACCGCGACAATATGTGGCAGAGCAAGAAAAAGGCAAAACACATACATTTGGACGGAACGCTCGGTGCAGACAGTATTTTCGGAGGCAACATCAAATGGGAGCAATTTGAAGTGCGCAATCCGAAAGACCTGATAACCATCGACGGTGAGGACTATGACGGCGACCATCCTACCGAGATAACCGGCGACAGTGAGGTGGACGAAAAGACGGCGGAGGTAAAAGGCTACATCACAGACCTTAGCGGACGCATGGCCGAACTGAAAGCCGCAGAGACAGCCAAGGGAGTATCGACTATTCAAAGCAACCTCGATACGATCACCACAAACAACACCCATACATCTTCAACCGGGCTGAACGCATTGCGCAGCGTGGCATTTATCGGCAGCGACGAATGGCTTGTATATCTCACGAAAGACAATACAGACACGAATGACGCTACTTTGATGAGCTATTACGCAACACGTTTGAGTACGGCCAACGGTGTGGCTGCCTTTGCTTCCAAATATCCCGATATGAGTGTTCCAAGCTATACGGCGAAAGTATGGGAGGACAGTTCGCTTGTAGACGCAGAAGTATGGGAGAACCTGCTGACACAGGCAGGACTGGATGGATATACGCTCAACTTTAACGGAGAGACCGGCAAGGTTTATCCCAAGGGTACTGAAATATCACTCGCCTCGCCGAATGACACCTATCCGTACCTTAAAATCATAAAGGCGCACGACCTGATAGCCGCCATGCAGGAGTATGTGGACACGTCCAACAATGAAATGCGTGAGCTTATAAGCAAATACTTCAAAGTATCGTTCATGGTCGATTATATCCTTGAGACCAACCTTGTAAGTGACGGAGACGGATATAACAAGAACTGGCAGTGGACTACATGGGACGGCGTGCAGTGGGTGGCAAATCCATACGACCATGACGGCATATTCGGAGCATACCATATAGGAAACTTCGTGAGCGCTCCATCCAGTAGCTGGTTAGGAAATTCAACCACTATCCCGTCAGGCTGGATTATCAAATATTTCCTGCCTGAACTGAAACAGCGTTATGCGGAGTTGCGGGACAAGGGCATCTTTGAGGCCGGCCATATCGCAGGCATCGTAAAAGACTGGTGCGACCGTATCGGATATACCAACTTTGAGAAAGAATATGAACGCTGGCCTGAATCACCCTGCAACCGTCCGAGCAACATCAACGCTGACAACTGGACGAGAAGCACGAGCTATATGTCCACGGCTTGGGCGGAGGGCACGTCATATTCAAAAGGTGCTACTGTCAAGCAGGGCAGCAAGATATACAAAAGTCTGGTGGCAGGCAATGTCGGCAACGACCCGTCAGCCGATGACGGAACGAACTGGGAGGACGTAACGTATGATGAGACCAAGGAATACAAGACGAATGACGTCTGCTATTACGGGAAAACGACGTTCTACGGCTTCAAGTGCATAGCCGACTGTAAGGGAGTTCCGCCGATAAGCGAGTTTTACAGCCTGTATCCATACGAGCTTGGGCACTACGACAGTGTCTATCGTCTACTTAACTGGACAGAAAAGCGCATTGAGTATATGGACGACATGCTGGAATATGAAGCAAAAAACTGAAGAAGAGTTAATAAACAATATTCATTAAATCATTAAAAAGACTATTATGGCAAAAGGATTAAAAGTACAGTTGCCTTCAGCAGTCACAGATGCGGAAGGATTGCGCAAGCTCGAACACTACTACGGTATTGAGTTTACGCGCGGAGCGAGCAACGGAGGCGGTGATAACGGTTATCACAAGATGATTGGCGACGAGACATTGCTGTCAGAAATGCGTTTCCACAATCAGATGAAGATTGCGACCGTCAAGAACGCATCCATTGTCAGCATACTCAATCAGACGAACTGGAACAAGACCGACAGCGGAGATACGTCAGTCATTGACGGAAGCGACGACACAGACGTAATACAGGTACACACCAAAAAGGTGTACGCTATCATCGGCGGAACGAATCCTACCTATGAGCGTTACATTGTCTCTGACCAGCCGTTTACCTATGACGGCGACAAGGCAAAGGAGTATGCGGCCGGAGGTGAGACCCCTGACTATGTAACCTTGCTGAACGGTGTCGTACGTTCTATCCGCAATGATTCAGTAGACGGTACACATGCGGCAGGAAGCGGAACGAACCACAGTAACAACAGCTACGGAACGGCAGAAGCCGGCGGATACCCCCGCACGTCATTGAGCCGTTTCGCTTTCGAGTCGTATGCAAGAGCAAAGAACGACGACCCGAACAGCAACCTGCCTTATATGAACGTGTGCAATCAGGACATCGAGCTGACACAGGCATTCATGTTTATCGAGTTCCGCACAAAACAGCTCAACAACCTGTTAGGTCATGGTATGTCTACCGTATCAACGCCTACGGCTGAAACGTGGGGAAAGGTTAGCGGTTTCCGCATCAGCACTGACGGCACTCAGGATTACCAGTACAGAGGCTTAGGCGGTATGCTGTATCTGAACAGCTCTACTACCGGCACTAATATGTGGACCATTCTGAACGGTTCGTGCCCGTTGCTTAAGATGTTTGAGGCACAGCTCGCCGTGTCGAACAGCGATACGCTGGAAGCGGTCAAGAATTCAGACGGGGAGCTTGTGCAGGGACTGTCGGACGGAGTAATGACAGGTATTTGGACAAAAACGTTCTCGTTCAAGGTCAATGCCTCGCTTACATCGGGCGGCGCACCCACACTACTTAACGTAGAAGCCGTGCTGCGTGTTCCAATTTGGCGTGGACGTACCCGTCTGTGGGGTAACTGCTCACAGTGGTACAGCGGTTATGAACTGCTGCGCTACCTCGGTGAGGACGGAATGACACATCATAAAATCTACCGTTCACCGAGCGTTGAAGCATTGCTTAGCGACAATGACGTTACAGACAAGCAGGCAGAAGGCGAATTCGAGTTTGAGAAGAAATACAATTATATCGGCGAACTGCCCACTATCACTGTTGATGGCGGCTACTGGGCGAAAGAAAATCATGTGGACGGCGACATATCATTGCCATTGGTTAAGACCAGCGGCGGCGCGCTTACCACCTTCGAGAGTGCTTTCTTCTGGGCACAGGGCAATGCTGTTGCAGGCACGTATTCACGCCGTGGTGCTCGTTTTGGCGGCTATGCGGATGGGGCTTGCGCTGCCTTGCGTTATGCGTATTGCAACCTCACGCCGTCGTATGCGATCTCGTACTTCGGTTCCGGCTTCCGTGTGGAGCTGACCGATTAACCTTTGACGCAACTCAAAACGAAAGTCGAAAACCTAACCTCTCCGCTCCGGCGGAGAGGTCTCAAACCGAAAACCGAAAGACCAAGACGCAGACCGCAAGCCGGGCGGATTGGAAAGTCAGAAAAGAATTAAAACAAAAAAAATACAGAAATATGGAAAGACAGATTTATTTTGCAGAAATGCCCCAACCGCTGGAATGGGGAGAGAAAAGAATTGTGCCTCTGAACATCACGGAAGATGTGACTGTTGATGAGAACGGAGTTGAGAAGAAAGGCTACCGTGCAGACCTTGTGCCGAAAGTTCAGCAGCCGCTGACGGTAGACAGCATTGTCGATGCCGCCATTGCAGCGGAGTACGACGATGATACGCTGAAACGCATCATGCTCAACATGGCTAAGGCAGGAGACGCAGAGGTTGAAAAATACAAGTCTTTTGTGAGCGGTATCACGGAGGCGGCAAAAGCTGCCGGATATAATTAACCGTGGACATCGCAAACAAGTCCGAACACGGTTGTCTGTGCTTCCGTGGTACTCGTTTTGGCGGCAATGCGAATGAGACTAACGCTGCCTTGCGTTATGCGAATTGCAACAACACGCCGTCGAATGCGAACACGAACATCGGTTCCAGCTTACGTGTGAAAGCGAAAAATACATAACAGAGTATCGGGCACGGAGACCACACCAGCATGGTGAAAAATGACAGACAGGACAGTAAACAACGAGGCTGTCCGCTTATTAGTAGGCTGACATTTGTACGGAAGTTGAAAGTTAGCGAAAAAGGCTCACACGGGCACTCAAAAAAAAGAGTAGCTATCAATGAAAAGATTGAATAATGTTTGGGATAAGTTTTGCGATGAGAATACGCTGGAGGAAGCCATACTGAACGCATCGAAGGGAAAGATGAGATACCGCAAGGTGAGGCGCAAAGTAAAGAAGGTGAAATACTATGCAGCCAAGCTAAGCAAGATATTGAAAGACGGCAAGTTTACTCCGTCTCCCTATAAGGTCGATAAGATAAAGACCGAATACGGCAAGGAGCGTGAGATATTCAAGCTGCCGTTCTATCCTGACAGGTGTGTGCAGCACGGCATAAGCCAAGTGATGCGTGAGAAATGGGACAAGAGCTTGACATCTGACACATACGCATGTCTGCCCGGCAGAGGTATAAACTGCAAGAAGCTACGCTACAATCTTAACCGCAAGGTAAAGCGTGCGATACGCAGTTTCAAGCATAAGAAAATATATGTCCTGAAAATGGACATCAAGAAATGCTATCCGAGCGTAGACAACAAAATCATGGCGGTGATATACCGCCGGCACTGTAAAGACGGGCGTATGCTGTCACTGATGGACAGCATAAACTACAACGGAAAGGGATTGCCTATCGGCAATTTCCTTTCTCAGTTGGAGATAAACCTGTATCTGTCGCCGCTTGACCGCTATGTTAAAGAGGACTTGAAGGTCGTGTTTTATTTCCGGTACATGGATGACATCGTTATTCTATGCGAGGACAAGGCACAGCTTCATGAATGGCAATGGAGAATACTCAACTTCCTGTGGTACGGGCTGCATTTGGAAAGCAACAGCAAGCGTCAGATATTCCCGTTAGGCAGGAACCGCGCGGAACGAGGTCTTGACTATGGCGGCTATGTGTATTACCAAGGCTTTACGCTGGTGAGAAAGCGCATAAAGAAAGCCTTTGCCCGGCGCAGGCACAAGCCCAAGAGCGTACCGAGCTATACAGGCATCCTACAGCATTGTGAGGCAAAGAACCTGATAAACAAAATTGTAAACAGAGACAACAACATGGAGTTATCACAACTGCTATCCAAAAAGATAGAAAGACCATTTGAGGGAGACAGCATCAAGATAGAGCAGCTTATCGACAAGCCAATCGAAGTGCTGGACTTCCAAGTACGACCGAGCGAGAAGAAGCCGAACACGGACTACCTGAAGATGCAGATACGCTTCGAGGGCAGGAAGCGTTTTGTCGGCGGAGGCTACCAGTTCTTGTGCGAGGTACTGAAACAGATAGACAAGTCAAACCTTCCACTCAATACCATTATCCGCAACAAGCGTGGATATTACTTTGAGGGGACAATCGATGAGGAGTAAGCACATGCTATTTGAAAACGACACGACAGTAATGGAGACCGGCACAAGAGCGATTGGCATAGTGGCTTTCGGCAGCGAGCTGGCAGGTATATTGACTGATGCACGCTGGATGCTGCTTGCTATCACCGTATGCGTGCTTGCCGACTTCCGTTATGGCTGGGGAGAAAGCAGTAAACGCTACAAGCGTGCAAAGGAGAAAGGCGACAAAATCGTCATGGCACAGTACAAATGGCGCACATCGAGAGCCGTGAGAAGAACCGTAAACAAGCTGATTGATTACATCGTGTGGGTAACAATAGGCATGACGCTCGGTTTTGCCGTATTGCAACCGCTTGGAGTAGACTACATGTTAGGTGGAGTAATTGCCACGGCGGTGGCCATAGCCTGTGAAGCGAAGAGTTTTTGCGGCCACTTCTTCTATCTGCACGGCATCAAAATAGAAGAAAAGTCGGTGAAAGGCTTTCTGAAAGCATTTGTCGTGGCGTTTGCGAAAAGGAAGAACGCGGACATGGGCGAAGCACTGGAGGACGCATTTGAAGATAACAATAAAACAAAGGAAAAATGAGAGGTATAAAAAGGATATTCGTGCATTGCACAGCCGGGAGCCAGCGTCAGACGGTGGCAGACCTGCAAGCGGAGTTCAAGCGCAAGGGGTGGAAAAATCCCGGCTACCATTACGTTATACAGGCTGACGGAACCGTCAAGCAGCTGCTTGGCGAACAGTTTGTCAGCAACGGAGTAAAAGGCTACAACTCCACATCGGTAAATGTGGCCTACATGGGAGGCATAGATGCGGACGGCAAAGCTGTGGATAACCGCACGGACGCACAGAAAGCCAGTCTGCTAACACTCTTGAAGGAACTGAAAGAACGATACCCGAAAGCCGAAATACTGGGCCACCGAGACATCAGTCCTGATACTAACGGAAACGGCATTGTCGATCCATGGGAACGCATTAAGGAATGTCCGTGCTTTAACGCACGGGACGAGTATAAGGACTTATGAAAGCACTATTGTATGGAATAGCCGTATGCGGTTTGTCGGTCATCCTTGCCGGCTGTAAATCGACGAAGTACGTGCCTGTGTACGTGCAGAATGACAGCGTGCGCACCGTGGTAAAGACAGAGACCGTGTATGAAAAGGACACCGCCTATATCGAGATACCACGGCAGACGGCGGAGAGAATAACAAAAGACACTATCAGCAGTTTGGAAAACGACTTCGCAACGTCAGACGCATGGATAACGTCAGACGGCACACTACACCATACGCTGGCAACGAAAGAACAGGAGCTGCCATTTGAGTATGACAAGAAAATAGAACGGACGGACAGCACCAGCACGAAGCAAGGCACAACAACCATTGTGAAAACCGTTGAAAAAGAACTCTCGTGGTGGCAACAAACGCAGATATACGGATTTTGGGCACTCGCCGCAATCATCGTTGTGTGGCTGCTGTGGAAAAGCCGGGGTACAATAAAGACATTCATACGAAAACTAATATAGGAGGCAACAAAATGGAACATACATTGAGCGTAAGCAAAGACGACGTGTATAACGAAGTCGCCAAGACAACGGAATATACAGGGTCGAAAATGGAAGATGCGGAAGCCTATAAACGCATCTTCACCACCGAGCAAGACAAGGTGATGCTGGAAAGGTTTTGGAATGAAAGCAAGAATACCATTGCCGGCAGTCTGAAGAAATTTCTCGTCAGCGAAAATGAGACATCCGGCTCATACGTCCTCACGCTGGAACTGTCTGCCTCGTTTGACGAAAGCCTGCTTGAAAGCATGGAACGCAGCCTGTTCAGTTTCTTCGTGATGAACATTACCGCCAAATGGTACACACTGGCAAACAAACAGGAGGCAACGGACTATGCAGCCGCAGCCTCCACGAACATTGAGGACATCATGCGAAAGGCATTCTTCAAGAAGAAGCCTCAACGACCGACTTATAACTAAATAAAATAATACGATTATGGCTGAAAACAAAAAGACACTCACGGTAACACAAGAAGTGAAGGAGTTGATGTTCGACATCATGAACAAAGCGTACCTGACCGGTCAGGCACGAGAGTTTGAAGGGACAAAGAACTATGAGGCCAGCTCGAACATGCAAGCCTCGGAGGACTTGGAGAGCAGCTATCAGTTAAGACGCAGCCTTGCCAATGCCTTTTCGAGCCTGAAAAGTCTGTTGGGTGAATATCTGGACGAGGACAAATCGACCTCGAACAACATCATCCCGAAAGAGATTGACGACGACGGCCAGTTGATTTTGGCGTTCAAGCTGCCCTCAAATTACAATAACGCATCCGCAGACAGTCTTGGCAACGGCATACACGCCTATCTTGTAGACATGGCCCTGTACGAATGGTTTACGATTACCAACAAGGCAGACGCAGCAGACTACCTGACACACTCGACCGCCAGTCTTGAAACGGTAAAGCGTGCCTTATACAAGCGCAGCCGCCCGGAAAGGCCTACTTACAATTAAAGACGTGTGCGTATGGGATATTGTTGTGGAATGAAGCCTAATCCCCCGAAAGAAGTAACGCTCACGTTCAAGAGGGCCGAGCTGATATATGACGCGAGTAATTACTCCTTTGTTGAGGCTGACATCATCGCGGAAGGGGACGAGTGCCGGCGACATCAGGTGTTCGACATCTGTCAGGACGGCAATGTGAACCGTGTAACAAGGGTGCTGAACTTAGCCCATGCGGAATGTGTGGAAATGCTCTATCCATATACGAAACAGGAGATATCTGACGAGCAGGAAGCGTTGGACGACGTGTTGAGCGAGCCGGAGACGTATGAAATAAAGCTGACCTTACCCGACGGCTTTTCACTGACTACCGTCAGGATGCTGGAGAACCTGATACACGAATATCTTGTATGCCGTGTGCTGGCAGACTGGATGAGCATTACCAATCCCGAAAGCGAAGCGAACTGGGAAAAGAAATTCACGACAATCAGAAACAAGATAAGGACATCACTCGTTTCACGGACGGGAAAGATTAAACGGAAGTTGAAGCCGTTTTAAGAAGCAAGAGCCGAGGTGCATCACGCATCCCGGCTCTTTTTACAATCTTGAAACCTTAAAAACAACATTACCTAACATTATCTCTTGCACTAACGTGGCTTATTGGTGAAGCGTGGCGTGAATTGTGCCGTGCAGCCGTAGACGCTTTCTGCCTTGTCGAGCTTACAGATAAGCGCAAGGCGGAAACACTTGTAAGGCGAGCCACGGAAGCCACGCAGATATTTATCCTTGCTGCTCCACACGATATGCCAGTTAAACATATCACGTGAGCCGTACAGGATTTGCGAAACGTGGTCTTTCTTGAAATAGCCACGTTGTATAATTGTGTCGATAGTTTTCAACACGTCAGGCGTGCCCAGCTTGAACGGTCTCGTTACGATGAGGGCTGTAATGCCCTGGGCATCGGATATGGAGAAGTTAGCCAGCTTATTACCACCGAGCATTGCCAATGCTTCAGGATAGGAGTTTACGTTGTCTACGATGTTGCTGTGTATCATACCCCATGTTTTGGACTTCAGCGAATAGACATAAGCATAGCTTACAGACGGATTGTAGACGATGATGCGCTGATTGGTGTAGTCGTATATCATCCGGCAGTCTGTGAGGAAATCCCGGAACGGCAACAAGGTTACATTCTCAATCTCGATTTTCTCATCATCAGCAGCACGTTCATTGAACAGTGAGACCAGAGCGTCAGCCTTCGGCAAATCAGAAATGGCAAACAAATCACGGCTGTTGATACTGTCTGACAGGCATATCGTTTCAGAGCCGCTGATTAGCATGATGCCCCTATCTGTAGCAAACAGCACGGCAGAGTCAATCTGCGTAATGCTGGCAGGATTTATGCAGACATCACGAGTGATAGGCTGCTTTGCGGAATATGTGCCCGTAGAGGAGACTTCCAATGCCCATACGCCGTCGGTGGAGAAGGCATACAGCGGGAACTGTCCGAACTGACCCTGTGAAAGAGCCTTTGCCGCCGAGCAGATGCCGAGTATTGTGCCGGTGCCAATGGTGTTGATGCCCAGCAATGGGAAGTAGAACGGATTGTTCACTTCGGAGGTGTAGATTTTATTGGGTACGTCAATGGTTCGTCCATCAACGGTAGAAGCAGAGGGAGAACTTGCTATTTTATTTTCGCTAACATTAAGTCCGTCCCAGCCACCAAAATAATATGCTCCGTTCAGTGTCGGATGAGGCTCAAGCATCACTTCGTAGTAATCAGATAGATAATTGTTGATAACGAGTACAGCCTTATAAGCATTTGTGTTCGGATAGAACAACCACAGGAAAGGCGTATTGATACCAAAACTACCATAACTACCCCTCACGACTATATCCCGTCCGTCTTGCTTTATAAAGAAGTAAACAAGTACAGATACTTTACTATCGAGCATTGTAGGTGAACCGTCTTTCCAATTATGAACGTTTCCATCCGTATAAGGAAACATAGACGACGCAGGGTATCCTGAGAACAACCGTTTTTTCAAGTTAGCGATGTTGAACCGTGAGTTATAATTGTATGAATACTTAGGTATAAGTAAATCGTGGCTATCATAATCATCTGTCATCACTTCACGAGTAACAAGCGATTGCAAGTATTCCTTGTTTACAGGAATTATCGTGCGCTCCGTTTTTAAGTCGGACACGTTAATAGATTTCAATATATAAAACAGATGATTGTCTGTAATATCTCCTTTAATCGCATCCCCCTCACGCATTGGAAGCATTAACCGCCATGCCGGATATGTAAGTTCTGTTGGTTCAAACGTAAAAGCATACAGTTCCGAAAATTTGGACTTTTGATAGCGTATCGGATATACGCTTGCGTCTGCTTTCTGTCCTACATTCTTACAGATACTGTAACAGTCAGAATAATCAGTAGCAAGAAACTTTGTACACTCTCCGTTCTGATCGTAAGTGTAGATTGGCGCAGACACGAATATGTCAATCGACTTGATGATGTCGTTCCAGTTCTCCAATTCGGTAATTGTCGCAGCCGAATCGACGGCATAATCAAGCTGGTGGAACATGCCGCCAAGACGTAATGTAGCCTGATTGATAGCCGTAGACGTATCTTCTCCGTGCATGTGCGTCACAAAACATTGTGGTGCAAGGTCGGATGAGCAAACCATAAGCACCGGTGCGGAGTGCATGGTCAGAGAACCGTCATAGAGCCGGTAAGCATAGCGGACAAAAAACGGATACATAAACTTACCCACGTTTGTTGAATTGTCCGCGATAAATTTGTTTACCTTGGCCAATACCTGCTCCGTTATCCGCGTCTTGTTGTTGTCCGTAAAATCTTTCCATACATCCCCGTCAAAGAAATCAATGTTATCAAAATTGATAGTAAACTCATCACCACGTACCATTTCACCTTGCAATCCGAATGAGATAGGACATTCAGGAAGGTGCGTGCCAAGATACAGATAACCTTCAGACTGGCTTTTCCACAGAAGATAGTGTATGCCTTCGGATGTAAGCACAACCAGCGTATTTCCTACCGCATTAAAGCTGTAAATGTCCGTAGAAGAAGAAAAGGCGTACAGGTGTTGCAAGAACTGTTCACTCTCCGTATTTCCGTCGGTGAAGAAGGTGTCGTTGGTTGAAGTATTGATGACGATATAATACTTAAATGCAGAGGTCTCATGAATGAACACCACCTTTTGGTTCTCTCCGAGAGTGAGTTGCACTTGTGGTGGCAGCACCGGTTTCAATGCCCCATCTTCAGGCACCAGCCCGATAGACATAGCCAGTTCGCCGTCATTACACTCATAGTCAGACGGAGAAGCTGTAAAACCACCGTATTTAATCTCTTGTATCATTTGTCAGTATTTAGGATGTTTCTGTAAATAATAGGCAAAGCCGTGCCCACTCCGGCAAGCTCGACCGTTGCACCAACGCTAAGCTCGACCTTATTAAGCCTTGAACCGCTTGCGTGTATCATTGCCCGGCAAAGCCGTTTAGACCATGCCCGGAAATGGTTGCTATTAGCGTGTGTAGGAAAACACGCAGCCTCATGCCTGCCGACCGTAGGTGCATGAACCTTGACGTACAAGTAAAGCTCCATATCACCGTCCAACACATCAATGACATCGCCTTTTGTCAGACAGAGTATCTTGGCAACACGTGAAGATACGTCGATGCGGCCATTGGCATGAAATGTTATATCCGTTTTGCGTGTATTTCCGAGAATGCTTTGCATTGTCTGATGAGTTTAGAGGTTGGCATATCTATCTGATAATATATTTTCCCTTGAGCGGTCTCCATGACAGACACAGAGAGTTTAACAGGACGATGCGCCGCCAGTCCATACTCGAAGAAAATGCGGCCCACTGACGGGCATAGCGTCTCGAAGCCTATACATCGGTATTTGCCGTTGTACTGTATCTGACACATTTGTGTAGGCTGCTCGATTCCGGGATTGAGCATGAAGCCAAATGTTCCATTGTCTGGTATGCGGAACACGAACACGGACGTGACATCATCACCCTGTGCGTTGCTCCTGATATGGTTGAACAGGTGCTTAGACAGCGTTACGGAATTGTCGGCAGGGTCGGCAATCACGTAGTATTTAAGCGATTTCCATTTATGTATAAGTTTACTGAACATCATATTGCGAAGTTACTTCATTATGTCGGAGCCGGATGTTTAAGTTTTAACACCCAGCCCCGATGGTTGATAAAATCAATACTCCTTACGTGAGCGGAAGGAAATAGTCTCGATGTATCGGAACGATAGCGTGGTGAGCAGTCCGTCCCGATGCTTGTCGGCAGCTTCCTTAGTACGGAAGATGTAGGAGCAGATTTCCATTTTGTCCGTGCCTTTTGTTCCTACGATGTTGGCGTAATATTTTCGCCCGAAAAGAAAGGCGATGATTTCTTTTAATACTGTTGTTTTCATAATCAATGTCCTTTTGGATTTATTTGTTCAAGTGAATAGTAACATCTTAGTCGATAGATTTGCGCTGCCACGAGTTCCAACTGGCAACCTTTTGAGAATTGCCAGCCGTCGAGCAACACCACGGCATCACACTCCAGCAGTGCAGCAATATCATTTCCCATGTGTTGCGCATAGGTAGCAGCAGGGTCAGGCGAGACGTCAAGCGGTGATACCGGGATGTATCCTTTCTTCTCGATTACGGCCTTGGCAAAGATGCAGCGTGCCTCGACTTCCTCTATGTCGTGGCCGGTGATTGGTAAACTGATATATATTTTCATCGTTTTTTTGTATATAATTTGAGACGATTTTTGTATCTGTCTATTTTCGATTTGTTATAGAAGCCCAGCTTCTTCAAGCATCTCGAAAACTTTTGTTTCAGAAAGTCCTGTTTCATCGGATATTTCCTCAATGGCATACCCGGAATTATATAATTCTATCACATAGTTTTTCATCTATATTCCTCCTCTTGCAATATTTTCTCTACATCCTTACTGGAACAAGTTATGAAATATCTGTCATCATTCATAAACTCGTGCAAATCTGAACTCGCATAACCAACCCACACTTCTTTTGCTTGTATATGGATAAATATAACTGGTCGTGTGCAATCAGGCGTTAATCCTTCCGTTCTCATACTACTGAAATGATACCCTTTTTTCATGAGTATATAACGGAAGTCGCAGCCATTGTAGAAGTCTGAAATGGCTCCTGTATAGATTATTCGTTCCATTGTTATTTGTATTTTTTGATTTCATTTATTGCTTCAACAAATTTCTGTGCGGCTTTCAATGCTCCTTCGATTGCTTCAGGGATTTTCTCCTTAAGCTCGGCAATAGCTTTATCTCCATTCGCTTTTGCTTCTTCCGATATATGCTCATTGCTCCATGCCTTATAGCAATCCTTATTGCAGAAGAAAAAACAACCACTTATTCCATAAAGGAATGGCATCTTAGGGACAAAGCCTAACTTTTTAGCTTCTGACATAGCGGCACCTTCTGACTTATCGGTATTGAACAGGTGTTTCCCGCAATATGCACATTTGATAGTTCTCATAATTCTTAAAGTTTATTCGTAACTTATTGACATTAAAGTATATAGTATGCAAAATCCAAATAAGACTGATGAGCCGTGATTATTTTAACAGTTCAAAATCGTAGACGAACACAAAGGGATTTTTATCCCAAGTTCCTTTGCCGCTTATCTTGTCGATGAGGGCGGCGTAGGCTGCTCTGGGCGTTTTTTCTGCATTGAAATTTTCTTTCAAGCGTTCATAAAAGCCATAATTACGAGTTCGCGATGCTTGTAGAATACTTATTCCTTCGGCGAAACAATCTTTATTGGATATGTCCTGCAACCGCTCCACACGAACGTTGGTGATGCGGATTTGGTGTTTGCACGCATCAGCACGGACAAACATTTTATTATTCCATCCTTTTGATTTACCAAGCGTACCACGAGATACCATATAGTCTTTTGGACTTATATCAAGCGAAATAGGATTATAGCCTAAATCTTTGTAGCTTTGCGCAACGGCAACGACTTCACCGAGCTTGTATTTAGAATACTTCTCAATTATATATGGTTCGATTCTATTATTAGTGATAGGGAATGACTTCTCGTTTACATATACGTTATCAACATCGCTAAATTTTATTATTCTCCTTGTCTGCGTCTTTCTCCCGTCAAGCACAGCCTGGGTAAGACCAAATTTATCCGAGAACATTATCTTTTTCATTGTTGAGCCATTTTTTATATTTATTATTTATATCACACCAGTACACATTGCCTTCTCTTGTGTCATGCCAAACAAATGCGCATGAAATCACGCTGTCAGGGCATGTTCTTTTGAGATATACATCAATAGTCGGCCGGCACTGCGCTTGTCTTTTGTAATTGGTTACGAACTTGCCGTAGAACTTTTGAGATTTAAGCCATTGGGCGATTTGTTGAGGCGTTTTCATTGCAGCGTACAGGTAAAGTTAGTACATTCAGTAAGGTCTTTCTTGTCTGTTGAAACAATGATAGTCTTACCAACAGTAAAGTTCACTTCGAGCCGATATATATTGTTGTCACGGATGAACTTATCAGCCAACTTACAGACTTGCTGGCGGAAGTCGTCATAAGATAATTTATTACTGTCTTTATCCATGATTAAACAATGTTGGTTCTGTTTTTGACTTCAATATATCTTCCACTCTTTTAATTTCGTCATCGACACGCTTTTCGAGAGCTTTGCTTTCTCGCAGGACAGACTAGCTCCGTGTCTTGAAGTATTCTTTCTGCTTGTTGCGCATGGCGACAACGAGTTTATAAAATGCTTTGTGGTCCATAATCATTTTGCTTAATCAGAGGAAATTTCCTCGTTATTTACTCTATTTTCCTTTATTCTCGTCGTCATCTTCGTAGATGTCGAATATGTTGCCACCTGCACATATTAAGACACACACAATTCCTACGGCAATGGCAAATGCTAATAAGTACATCATGGTGCTACCTCCCTTACTACTCTATAAATTTTTGATAATGATTATCATTCAAACTATCTTGCAGACGCATTATCTTCCAAAGCCGTTCTATATCTTCTGGGCTTAGTTCGCTGCTCTTGTCGTCATCGCTTTCTTTTTTGCTGTATAGGCTATGTTTCCGGCAATAAGCGAGCAAGATATTCTCTTTCAAATCTTCCAAATCTTTTATGAAATTTGCTTTATGCCATTCATATAGGCTCACAAGCTCCGCATATTGCATCGCTGTCAATTCTATGGCAATTTTACTCCGAGATACCGATTTATAAGACATTGAATTTTCGTTCACTATCGAAAAATAGCATTGGGAGAAAAGGTCTTTATACGTTTTGTCTTTGCCTACATCAAAGATATGCCATTCCTTTTTGTTCTCATCCAATAGTTCCTCGATGGAAATCCCATATTCTTTGCAGAGCTTTTCAAGCAATCGCCGGGCGTTCTCTGCTTCACCTTGAACACCACGTTCAGCAAGAGCCAACAACTTTTTCAGTTTTACTTTTACGCTTTCGTATTCTTTTTCCATTATATTGTTCATTTTATCAGTTAAAGTATTCCCGACAGAGGAAACCTTTGCGAGGCTCAAAGTCCTTAAAATCACATTTTGCATAGATTTCGCGGCGGTTTGCCCAGTGCGCCATGTCCTTTTGCCATTGTGGTAATTTTTGCTTCGGATTGTTCAAATCACGGTAAGGCTGTGCGAATGGAACAATCTTCTTCTCATTTCTCCAATGGCTGATGCGCCTGTAACTTTCCTCGAAATCCATAATGATGCAATACATAAAGAACTCACCATTGTAACCGGCAGAACGTATCTGCTCAATCGCACGCTCGCAGTCTGCAACCTGCCCCGGAGTATCACACCCAAAACGGATGCGTTTTATCCACCTGACCTTTGCAAGCAGACGAGCCAGTTCAGGTGTTACCAGCCTTGCATCAAGTCCCTGATTGAAGTCTATCCGATATTTCCGGGCGACAATCTTCTCAATTTGGCTGACACCATAGTCGCAGGCAAGGATATTGTTGTCCATTAGCACGACGTTAGGTCGGACTCCATGCTGTGTTACCTCGTCAATGTCCATGTATGGATGTATGCTACCTTCCTTATTTGGCACGATACACCACTTGCAGTGATTAGGGCAGCCACGTGTGAGAAAGCCGTAGGATGTCTTAATGTCGATAGTAGGGTACAACGAATAATCAGGCTGCATACTGTCGATTTCATCAGGCAAAACAGAATGAATATCATAACCTGTGCCACCACGTACAACTTCACCGCAGTTGGATATGACATAGCAATAGTCAGGCGTAAAGGAAAAGACCTTTGCCATATAGAGGCGGTCGTATGCGTCAAACGGATTGTACCATTCAACAGCATCACCGCACTTCTTATGCCATGCAGCGATTTTCATCAGTGCAAGATTAGGATAATTACTATCCACAGAGAGCAAACCAATATTCATTTCAGTCTTTAATTTGTTCAACCTTCAGGACGATAAGAGGGCATGACTTCAAACGGTCATTATACGCAGCATCAATCCACCACAACGGAATGTCGGGAGGCTTTGGCAGGTAGCGTTTGCACTTATCACGGATTTTACATCCGATGCCGGAACAATAACAATAATCAGTGTTTATCATTTTACTGCTGCTTAATGTTTCGGAAAGACGGCTCGTTGCCGAAGTCGATGATGTGCATCATTTCCCGGAAGCGGTCGGCAAACCGTTCGTCGTAATACGTCCGTATCTCGTCGGCGGCAAGATTGCTTGTCGCTATCGTGCAGAGTTGTTCCTCGTAACGATAAGAAATCATGTCCATTGATGAGTTTACGAAGTCGCCATAGTTCATGCTCTCACACGGTTCTGTGCCAAGGTCGTCGATACAGAGTACCTCCACGTTGCGCAGACGCTTGTATCGTGCCACATCAGCGGCATTGTCTTTTGTTCTGTTATTGTATGCCTTAGCGAGCAGCACCAGTTCCTTTGCGGTTATAATCTCAAAGCCATATTCGGGATAGCGGTCATCACGGCTGCTGTACATCTCATTGGAGTGCAAGTAATGGTAAAGTGAACGCAATGCCTTGACAAGCGTTGTCTTGCCATTGCCCCGGTTGCCGCACAGAAAGAGACCAAACGTAGTGTCTGACGACGTAAGCCAACGTGCCATGTCGGCGATGTGGCGAATGTAGTCAGTTGTGGCCTCGAATTTGCGCCGACGGGACCAGACTTCGCTTTGACAGGCGGCCAACAGCATAGTGTAGGCTTGCTGCTCGGTGTAAGGCAGTCTAAAACGTTCCACCATACGTTTTCTTTTCGTCAGAGCCAAGAAGATTGCCTGAGCGTCTATTTTGTCTTGTGGATTTATCTTTAGCATTATTATCAGAGGGTTTATTGGCTACGATACGCAGCCAGTTGTTAAAATGTTGTTTTGCATCAGACAGACTTTCGTGCCTGTCCTTTCCATCAGAAGCACAATGCAGACGGAACTCATCGAGCTTAATCCGCAATGCAGCTATGTCCATGTGGTGAAGCACCTGAAGCTGATCCAGCCAGCCTGTTTCCGATTTCAGTGCGTCTATCTCCTCGTCGAGCGTCAATGTATAGGGCTGATAAGCCGGCGCAGGCGGTGTCATGGTAGTCTTAGTGGCGGCAGCACGTTTTTTCGGTTTCGGCTTCTGCGAGCTTTCACCGGCAGGCTTTCCGTCGATACTATCATCTGTAAGGTTGTACACGGAGACTGTGGCCACACGCTTGCAGAGACGGTTGATATTCATGTACCTCACCTGTATCCCTTTCGAGGTCAAGACACCTTCAGCCTTGAACAACTCCTTAGAAAACAACCCGATGTTCAGGCAGCACTGAATGACCTCCCGTATATACGCCTCATCATACCCAGTCTGTTCCGAGATTATGAAGGGCAGCTCATCGTCCCACCTGATGTAGTACCCATCCTTGTAGATAATACATAGCAGGAGAGCATATACGGTAACGGCCTTGCCACCTTGATACTTGATAAGTTTCCTAATGCGCAAGTCCTGAAAGAAATCTATATCGAAAGGGAAATATCCCAATCCTTGCTTCGCGGTACGTGCCATATTCATTCGTTGTCATTTAGGTAGTCTCGCACCTCAGAATAAAATCATCAAGGGAGTGACACACCACGTATTTATATTCATTTTGCTTACAGATAACAGACTGCCACCATTTTTGTATTTTGCTTTGCTTGCCTGTCGGCGTTTTCATTTCGATGAGCAGTGCGCCGTAGTGCCTGTTGCTTTTCAGCAGGATGAGGTCGGCCACTCCAGCCACCACGCCCTCCGCCTTTAGCTTGGCACCTGTTACGGCATCCCTCCGCCCACCGTTAGGAACGGCGAAAAGCCGCCCTTCTAACTGGGGATATTGCAAATTAAACCACCGCACACATGCTTCTTGCAAGCGGTGTTCCTCGTCAGAGGGCACTTTTCGCTTCGTTCCTTTATTCGCCTTTGCAAGCAACTCGCTAAGCGTCATCTTTACCATTGTCGCCAGTCTTATCAATCACCACATCTTTGCATCCGGGCGCACTGATTGTTACTTTCTGACCTTGTGGGATGCTGTCCACAAATCCTTTTACGGCTTTACTTACAGCAGGGTCGGAAGCAACTTTTCGCATAACCTCATCAGCACCGTTACAGCCGTCAGTGTTATAAACGAAAACATCCATTATCTTTGTCTCTTGAAGAGCCTCGCACTCCCAGTCGGCCAAAGAGCCTTTCATGTATTCGTTGAGGCGACCACGTGCATGGTCGATGTCCTTTGCCTGTATGAGGTAGAAGAAAGCCTGCTTCTTCTCCGCACCCGATTTCTCGTCGAGCGTGATGTAGTTTACTTTTGCCTTATACCACTTGTCGCCTTCGGCTGTTTCAACCAGTTCAGAGTATTTTGTTATTTTCTCTGAAACGACTTCAAACTCGCCGCTGATGAACGGTTGCATTTCGGCGATAATCCGGCTTTCTGCTTCTGTGAACGAGAGTGCATCCACGATATACAGCTCTGTTACTTTCTTCTGCATCCCGTTTTCCATTGTCTTTTCGTAGCGGATGCCACATTCAAATAATCTCATGATACAATTTATTAGGGTTGAGTTTTGCTTTCTGCCAAGTTGATACGTGCATCAAGTACGGCAATATATTTACGCATGATGTCGAGCTGTGTTTCAAAAGCCTGACGTTCTTCCGGCCATAGCTCTTTCTCGAACTTCGGAGAGTAAAAGAACTCACGTGCCTTGTTATACCGGGCACTCAAATCGTCCCGCTCGATGCGCAGTCGGTCAAGAAACGTATCGGCCACGCGGTAGGCTTTCTCGAACACGTCGGCAGGAGACCAGCTTTCGTAACCGCCTTCATAGCGGACGTAGTAGCCAGCTTTTGCTTTCTCGGCTTCATTAGGGATGCGTCCTGCCTGTAATAATCCTCTACGGTAAGCCTCGCCCATAGTCATAGGTTCAGCCTCAATCTGCTTAGTTCCGATGTACTTTTTCATTTCAGTGCGTTTTTAAGTTCTATACTTGCGTTAAACTTTACGGCTTTATGTGCCGGAACAATACATTCCTCGCCTGTGGCGACGATGCGTGCTTTCTTCTCCTTGACCTGCCGCACAGTGAACGAGCCAAAGCCACGGAGATAGACGTTTTCGCCTGATATGAAAGTCTGTGAGAGAATATCCATCATGCTTTCGACAGCCTTTTTTGCTTCGGAGCGGCGCAGGCCGGTGCGCTCCGAAATCTGTTCAATGATTTGTTGTTTCGTCATTTTTGTCATTTTTAGATAGTTTCTTATTGAGTTTCTTAATCAATCTTCTTATTACCCATGCCCGGCAGACGGAACGCTGTCCCGGCAGGGTGTCGTAGAGCTTGGCGGCATCATCAAGATATTTAATGATTGTCCGCACATCAGTTTTGCATACCTCCATATCATCCTGACTGTGATAAGAATATGGATACAAGCTCGTTGAAGTACATTTCATCGGTCGGAATATCGTCGTCGCTGTTCATGATTTCAGCGGCTATTGACTTCTTGCGATGAATGAGCGCATAGATAGTCTGGTCGATTGTCCCTCGTCCGAGCAGGTAATAACAGGTAACGTTGTCTTTCTGACCGATGCGGTGCGCACGGTCTTCACACTGGCAACAATCGGCGTAAGTCCAGGCAAGTTCAACGAAGGCGACATTGGAAGAAGCCGTAAGCGTCAGGCCGACACCGGCCGCCTTGATAGAACAGATGATAAGACGTGTTTCAGGGTTATTCTGAAAGGCATCAACGGCAGATTGCTTTGCAACCGCACTGTCACGCCCTGTAACAGTAACCGCACCGGGGAAAGCCTTGACCAACGCATCAACAACCTCATGGAGCGAGCAGAACACAATGAGCTTCTTGCCGCTGTCGAGGAAAGTGCGTATAAAGTCCACAGCCTGTGCTATCTTGCCCAGCGTGGCGAGCTGGCGTAAAGTCATGAAGCGCACGAGAGCTTCCATGCGCATTTTGCGTCGTATCTCCCAGTCGGTACATTCAGTGTATTCATGCAGATAGGCTGCAAGGTCAGCGGCAGCGAGGTTGTATTCAGGCGCATTGCTGATGTCCACATACAGGTCGATGCGTGTCTTGTCGGGCAGTTGAGGCAGCACCTTAGCCTTTTCACGCCGTATCATGCAGTTAGCATATAACTGACGGCTAAGGACAGACAGAGGCACAGCAGGCTCGGCTTCCTTGTCTTTCGGATCGGTGCAATAGTCGGCCATAAACTGGGCACGTCCGCCAAAGTCCTGCAACCGTCCCATAATGGAAAGCTGCGCTACCAAGTCCTCCGGGCGATTGACTACCGGCGTGCCTGACAAGAGGATAATCCATTCCTTGCCAACGGACAGGCCTTTGGTGAAGATTGTCTGTTGCGCCGAAGGGTCTTTGACACGGTGGCTTTCGTCGATGATGATACTCTTGAACATCCGTATCTGCGGACAGAACACAACATCTTTGAGACGGAAAGACTTACCGCCCTTAATGTCCCACACAAAGTATTTACGCAGGCTTTCGTAATTGACCACAGCAACATGGAACATCCCCATTTTGAGTAGGTACGGCCATGTGGTGCGTGTGGCATTGTCGAGGACGAGTGCTTTCTTGTCCGTGAATTTTTCGAACTCACGCTGCCAGTTTATCTTGAGCGAGGACGGACAGATGACAAGGCAGGGATAAGCCCCGGCAGTATCGACAATGCCAATACTTTGCAATGTCTTTCCAAGTCCCGGCTCGTCGCCGATGATGAGGCGTTTTTTCTCCAGTCCGTAGGCAATTCCTTCTTGTTGGTACGGATAAGGCTCAACACGCAGGTGATGTCTCAATTCGCCGTTCATTTCTTCATCCTCCATCCGTTAAGCTCATATACACGTCGGCGTGCTTCTTCACGGCTGTGATAAATAGGCTCGCTGTCCACATGCGATGCGATAGTCGTACATTCACTAACAGATTTGTAGCAGTATATACGGAAGCTGCGTCCACGTGGCATATAGAAATATTGTCCAACTTTAGGTTTCATATCAAATCACTTAAAATGTTCAACTTCTTCGAGCAAGTCCTTACGGTCAATGCCCGGAATGTATTTATGAAGCACGAGGTTCACACAATCCTCATAGAACCGCTCAAACTCTGACTGGTCCATTGCCGCAAAAGAAATGCTCCTGTATTCAATCTCACGCTCGCCAAGTTCATTGACCGATGATGAGTAATAGCCGAGGTCTCGTTTGAAGCGGCGCAGCATGTCGTCAGTGCTATTCACATTCCACCTTTCGACAAGGGGAAGGGGCAGGTTGTCGTATGTCAGCCGGACGAGCGCAAAGAATTTCTTGTGAAACTCGTAGTTGCGGGGCAGGGTAACACGACAACGGACGGTAGAGCCGACACGCAGACGCTGTTTCAAATCGAGGTCGCTGTCATAGACAGGCACAAGGCCATAAGGGGTTACACGGCAATAGATGTCCATAATGTCAAGATTGAACGGTCATTTTATCAGGTGTGAGCAGCCACCACTGGAACGCCAGTTCCTCGTACTTCTCACGGCCACGGTTGTATATCTCATCGCCACGGTTGATGAACTTCTTGAACACCTTGCAGTTCTTCTTTGAGATTGCATAGATGAAATCACGGTCGCTGTGTGCGATGTCCATGTACCATGCCCGGCTTCTGTCCCAGTCGAAGAAGTCCACCGCCTCGTCGAACTCCTGTTGAGAGCTGGCGAAGGTGGTTTTCAAGTCTCCTCCAAATCCGAAGGTGGACAGATACCAGTCCCACTTGCAGCGTGTGTCGAGGAAGAACGGATATTCGCAGTAAGTGAATTGCTGGCCGTGGTTTACCATGAAGCGTTGCGTGTCCGCCAGTTCGAGAACCTTTGCAAGGAAGGCATCCCGGCGAGCCTCCATGCGGAGAGAGCGTTGCATTTCCTGTGCGTGGTGGAACTCGTCATCGGTGTATTGCACATCATCAACGGTGAGCCGGTAGTAGTCCACGCGAGCCGGCTCGGTGATAATGGCATCGACCAGCGAGCCGAAGCGGAACGCCGCCTCACGGTCGCCGAACTGCTGCCGGGGATGCAGTATGTCGCGTAGGGCTGTGAGGTCGGAGTTCGATACTTCCTTTCTGTTATAGTATTCATCGGGATTGTGATTCATATTACTTCGCTTTTACATCTTCCACGTATTCAACGCTTTCATCGTTGATTGTCAAGTCCTCTTTGTTGGCGAGCTTCTCGCAGAAGGTTATCTGCTTCTTGAACATCTTAGAAAGTTCATCAACAGAGAGCGTGCAGCCCTCCTTGCTCCACCACATGGAAAGTATAGGCATGATGCCTTCAGGATTGAGCAGACGTATTTTCTTTGTTACTTTGGTCTTGGTCTGATAGCTGGAGACGGCAGCCTGTCCGTCAAAAAGCGATGTCATTTCTGCGGTTTTGCGCTCCATTTCCGCCTTGCGCTTTTCCTCTGCCTCACGTGCAGCCCGTTCAGCCTCGATGCGTGCCGCTTCGGCTTTCTGACGAGCTTCCATTTCTGCCTTCATGCGTGCCGCTTCCTCGGCATTTGCCTGTGCTATCTTTTCGAGATTGGCTTTCTTGGAGGGCAGACGGTCGATAATATAATTTGCCGTCTGTCCCACCTCGAAAGCGTACTGCTCGGAGAATTGTTTACTAAGCCGTTGCTTTGTTTCTTCTACAATAGCCTTTACTTCTGTAATCTCCATGCCGGCAGGTATGCGGGCACATGTTTTCAGGTTTGTCAGCCAGTCTTGCGACAGCTCTGTTGGTATGTCTTTTATAGCCTTGACCGACTGGTCATAATGTTCGAGCGTAATGTTCTCGTCGATTTGGGTCAGTACGTTTATCGTTGAATTGACAGCATATTGAAACTGCTGTTTTAGGTCGTCCTCCACTTCTTGCCGGAAACGGCGGCGTACTTCTTCTGCCTGACGGCGTGCTTCGGCTTCACGTCTCCGTCTATCTTCCTCCTCGCGTTTCTTGGCAGCGTACTGGTTGCGGAGCTGCTGCAACTGGTAGCCGACGGTGCCGGACTTGGAAGGGTCAATATCATTCTCCATTGAAGTAAAGGCTGTGCGTACTTGGTCGAACAGTTTTGTTACAGGCGAGCGTCGCTCGTTCATTGCCTTGACGGTGCGGCGTGCTTTCTCGATAAATACGGCAGCCTGATGGTCGAGTTCGTCGTTCATGCCTTGCTGCTGAATGTTAGTCAGTATTCTCTGGCCGAAATTGACGCAGTTGTCGTGCGACTTCTGATTGAGGTCGAAGGACTGTGGAGCGGCCAGCACTATTTCTTTCATGTTTTCAGGCTTCATGATAGCCATTTCGTTGTTGTTCATAATCTTTTCTTGTTGTTGCGGAGCGCATAACACGCTGTTCGCATATTGAATGTATCTACTTAATTTCTCGCAGTATAGTCCGTTGATACCGTTATAGCTTTTGGGACATTTGAAGCATATTTCGGGAGGCATAATCAGAATACATCATCACCGCCTCCGTTGTCTTCAGGATTGACCGTTACACCGGCTGACATATCGGGAGCCGGTCCAAATGGCTTTTCTTCCTCTTTCTTCTGTTGTGAGGATTGCGGCATTTCGCCCATTCCTCCGTATGGGTCGAAGTCAGGCTGCGGTTGGTCTACCACATCGCTTTCGAGCTGTGTGCCTTTTCCGATAGCAATCTTAGGATAAGTCTTGAAGGCGTGCTTGATGCACTTTGCCATTAGGAAGCCTGTGTCTATCTGTCCGCCGTTGGTGTTATACAAGTCATTAGCACGTTCAATGCGCTGATGTGTATCTTGATCGTAGTAGGCATTGTTCTTGGCAGAATATCCCTCCAACCGTTTCCAGTCACTTTCCTGCATGACGGAATAGTCTACCGTGCCGTCGCAACGGGTGATTTTCAGGAAACAGGCTACAATCTTGTTGGATGTGCGAGGTATGCGGCAGCAGTAGTTCACGTATTTGTGTCCGTCTTTCTCACCGTAGCTGAACTCATCGCCTTCGTAAACGATTACCGGGTTGTCTGCGTGGTGTATCTGTCCGGCTCTTGCTCGCAACACCAGCTCACCGTAGCCGGATATTGTCAGGTTGCAGCGGCTTTCCCAGCGGTCGCCCTGTGGGGTGCTAATCTTATAGTTGCGTGGAAGCAGGTAACACATAGCCTGTGCGCCCGGCTCCAGCGAGAGGCCACGCACGGCAAGGTCGATGAAAGCAAAGAACACGGACATCCCGGTACACTTGCACAGCTTGTCGTTGTCTCGAAGCTGGCGAATGAAATAGACTGCCTCGCGCTCGTAGGCAGCTTCTCCTCCGTCTTTCCAAATCGCGTTGTAAACGCTGATGAATTGCTGTCGCACATAGTTGTTGCGAATTACATCTTTTGCGGCCAACGACTGAATGATTTTCGCTTGATTTAATGTTTCGTTCATAATCTTGTATTTTTAAGGGTTGATTGTTCTGTTGAAAACTGCCGAACCTCACGGCGGGGCAGGTTAGAAACTTAATGAATTGATAATTATGTGGTTATAAATCGAAATAATCTTGTTGCTTCTGCTGTAACCGTCTCAACTCACTGACAAGGTATTCTACTTTGCCCGGACGTTTGCAGGGATGCAATTTGCCCTGCCTACGCCAACGGTCTACATTTCCACGTCCGAACATGGAATAGGCCTTGCGTTGGCTCACCATTTCAGGGTCATCACGCTGCTCTTTTAGCTGGCGGACAACTTCTGTTGCCACGTCACGGACAAAGGTTGCGTATGCGACTGACTTGTCAGAGAAATCGAGAGTAAGCATAGGATTATTTGTTTTTCACTTCAACGTATTCTTTCCATGACAGGCGCAATAACTTCCACATCAATGCGAGGAAGATAAAAGCCATTAGATAGCCAAAGATAGAAGTGATGTGCCCCAATACTATGTGTCCTACTACACCGACAATGACACAGAGGAACATCACGGCAGCGATAATCAGTTGCGCAATAACGAATGTTTTATCCATAATCGTTTTGATTTAAGTTACTGTACTCGTGTTACTACAATCACTCTACGTTCACGGTCAGTGAATGTGGAGTAAGTCCGGTTCCATTTGAAACCCAGCGTACTTGTCATACTTCTAAGCGTAGTGCATACCTCAGCCGGGAATTCCTTTACATCACCTACTTTCATAGGCTCTAATTCGCTCGTAATTGTACGTTTTTTAGGCATTTCTTTCGTTTATTTGATTGTAAATGTTTAACTTTATAGCGCAAAGGTAATCATTTTGATTGAACTATCAATCAAATGTATTGATTAAATTTGATTTTTAACATTTATTTTCAATAGATATGATTGAAAGCGGTATTGATATTGGATTGATTATTGAGCAAAAACTCAATGAATTAGGCATAAGTAAGTCGGAATTAGCAAGAAGAACAGGAATTGCTAATCAGAATGTGAACAGAATACTATCAAAGTCGAGTATTGATACAGACAAACTTGTAGCTATAAGCAAGGCTTTGGGCTATAACTTCTTTTTAGAGTTTGTTGATAGTAACCATAGTGCTATCGCCAACGGTGATGGGTCTATTGCTGTAAATGGCAACAATAACAAAAATGTAGTTGCAGGTGGAGAAAGTACAGCCTTGCTTCAGGAGCGCATTAAACATCTTGAAGAACTACTTGCGGAAAAAGAAAGGCTGATTAAGGTCTTGCTTGAAGGAAGGGAAAAATGAAGATGAATGGCTTAATTAAAATCCTGTTGCTTACAGCAAGCGTATCTTTTGCATCATGTTCGAGCGATGACAGTGCAGTATATGATGAATTGTTGTCAAATACGACATGGCATCTACTATACGTTACGCCTAATTCAGAAGTATCGGAAGATAACTTTTTTATATCGAATGACATACTTGATAGGCTTCAATCAGAAATGAGGGTTGAGCAGGATACAGACACGATTAACCGAAACATTGCACAAACGAATGAATATGTACTTTCTTTCGGGCATGATAATTCCTGCCAACTAAGTGATGTACGCACAATACATGGTACTTACCAGTTGGAGACTTACGAAGAAGAAGTATTCCATTATCCTAATCAGACGTACCGAGAGGATGCCGGGAACGGCTATACTACGGAAATAGTTGTGTGCAATGACAGTATAACCCTACGAAGCCTGTACGGTGATGAGCTTGTACGGCAAGACAAAATGTTTTTGGGGAAGAACAATGAAGTGAGGATAAAAGGAAAGACACTCAATGTGTCTGAAACAAAAGTGCTGGATGTGAAAGATGAGGCCGAGAAATCCTTAATGACCTACAAAAGGGATGGAAGCCGGATAGAACTTTCAGGAGAAAAACACCTGACCGGCATTATAAACGATGATGTAACTGAAATAGAATTGGATGAGATAGGAACATTATACAGGCAATGATATGGAACAAAATAAGCCCGATAGACGCATTGTAATCGTTCAGACGATAAAGTTATTGTTTTTCGCTTTTGCGTTGATTGTAGCGTATCTATTTGCCCTCAACGGGCGATATACGAAGATTGATGATGTATTGTTTTTCGATAAATGGAAGAAAACTATTGTGGAAATATCAAAATATGAGGAAATGAAATAAAAAGTGCTGTTGTAGAACTGTTATATAGCATCCTGTAACAAACTGATAAAAAAGCGTTTTTAGCTGCGGCGCAGGCAGCGGTGGAAAAATTGTAATTGTGAGAATAGTTAACCAAGGCACTATAAAATATTTTGTGTAAATGGAAATACGGGATTCAGAAATGAGTCTCGTATTTTTTATTTTATACATTTGCAAAATGAAGAAGATTATGAA